TTTACCGTACCTGCAGTTTGCAGTGCGTTTCCGAACAACAGTACTTTTTCAGTAATGGTGGTTTTACCCGCATCTGGGTGCGAGATAATAGCGAACGTTCTTCGCTTATTGATTTCATTGATAAAATTATTCATTCTTTATTTGCCTGACCACCTCTGGGTGCCGTTAGGGGGGCCATAAAGTGATTCTTTGAATTTCTTGGTTGTGCTCAGATTTGCGAGATAGTAACAAAAAAAAGGAGGCGTTTCTGCCTCCTTTTTACTATGCGATTTTCTTGCATGCAGATATCTCTCGATCTCTGCCCCAACTTATTTCGCCTATTCCGTTTTCATCTGCCCACTGTTTAATCGCTCTTTTGATCTGCAGTGATATATCGCCATGACCAAGGTATACAACAATGTCTTTTTCTCCCTGGGTGTGAGCGTAAAATTTAAAGGTTTTACCTTCATGCTCTATTCGGATTAAGCGAGAGGGTATAAAAACTTCTAGCCTAGTTCCTTTTATGTTGTGCACGCTATAAGTCATCAGTATTTACCTACTGTATGGTTTTTATGGTTGAGTAGTAATATTTGACGCTGACATTACCTTCCTGGCTTGGTGCCACCATTACTACTCCTTTGGTGTCATTGCCGACGTAAACCGTAAACGTCAAATCAAAGGCTTTTGTGGTGCTGCTAACGTTCAAATCTCCCAGTCTGCAGTGCGCCCTACTCACATCGATAATGATTGCATCTGTCTCTGAGCTAATAACTTGAACACTACTTCGCTCAACTATTGAGGCTTCTATTCTTCGAATGTCGTTTTTACTTAGATCTAGGTATCCTTCTTCATCTAGGATCAAGTTTTCTGCACTGCTCGGTTTGAACCTGAATGTTTCCCGGTTTGCTCTGCCTGGGTAAGCTGTGACAATGCCATCGTTATCTAAAGTGAAATTCAACTTATCGATAATGTTTAGAATGTTGTTTTGCTCTACTGCAGCCACATCAATGTGAACTGTTGAAGACTCGCTTGCCTGGTCATCATCGTCAATAACCACCAAATCAAAGGAGATCCTTTGCGCGGACTCTTTGCTCGGTGCTATAAATTCAGGGCGTATCGCATTGGGGTCATCTAGCGCTACGTCATCACCCGCCACTTGCACCCAACCTCTAGCGACTATCGTACCGTCTGGATCTGATGAAAAAGAGGAGTCTAGGATTACTCTAGCTCCCGCCGCCACTGATTGATTGGGGCCAGCGTTGGCGGTTGGTGGGGTGTTAATCCCTTCAGTTATCGCCGTGAAGATCGCATTAGCTGCGCCACTTAACTGCGCATCAGTTTGTAAATGGACTCCATCGCCGCCAGTGTTGGCAATATCAAGAGGCCTTAAATCCCCACCATCAAAACAACTTGCATTACCAGCAACTAGTGATGCGAAAGCTGCTCTTATATCGTCGTTACCTGGATAGTTGATTTTCGGAAAGTTCACTAAATAAGTGTTAACACCGAAATCAGTCTTTTTGTCATCAATAAATGAACCGTATTTAGTTTCAGCTTCGGCTTGAGGCATACTATTACTGGCATCAGTCTCACCCAGCAGTGTTATTGCGTACTCAAACCCACCAGTCAATGCAAACGCGCTGGTAATTCTAGGGTACAAGTCACTAGCAGATTTAATCCATCGATTTACGCTTGTGCCGCCCTCAGCTACGTTAACAAACCCGTAGGTAATAGATTTGTTAGCATTGGCAAGTAAGCTTAAAAACTCCATTTGCCACGAACCGGCCGCTTGAGAATCTATACCCATTGGGTCAGAAGCGATTCCGAACGTGCTGCCTTTAAGGGCTACCGGAGTTTGAGCACCAGCCTCTAGAGTTAGTGATTGGTTGTTTAGTCCACGGCTAGCCATATTCGACTGGCCATCGCCAAGAATCCAAGCTACCGCCCGAAGTGTTATCTCTTTACTACTGTAGCTAACGCCATCAGCGTATATATCGACTCGAACAACTTGAGTGCTAGTCACTGTGATAGAGCCGCTAAAACTAGTGCTGGGCGATGAATCTAATGTTTGGTATGCGCCGCCATCTAAACTGTAGCGAATGGCCGCATTTGCGGGCAAATCAGAAACAACCCCGCTTACAGTATACGTATGTTGATTGCTTGCGTTCCGCTGCATGTATCTATTCTGTTCAGCAGGGCTTGATATAGCTAATGATGGCGAAGCGCCTGAAGAGCTTGATGCCTCTCCTTTTAAGCTATATAAAATAGCGTAAGGTAAATCAGTTGATAATACTGTTTCCGAAATGGTAGCGGTGTAATCAGATGCGCCACCATTCCATTTAGCGTCACTAGTGTTAGCCTGTGAAGCCCTTGACAATCTCGCGCCGTTATTTGGCACAAAAAATGAAATCAAATCACCGGAAACTAAATCAAGGGGCGAATCTAACGCAACATCATCATTAACCCCTGTGCTTAAACTAGGTAGTGACGATTGAGCAATAAACTGCAATGAGCCATCTACAAGACGCCATTGCTTAATTTTTAATCCCGCACCGCCTTCAAACATTTCTATATTTAATGAGGTGGCAACACCGGACGTTTGAACCGTGTGAGAATAGGAAAAGAAATCACGACCCGGCGCCGAGTCGCCGCCGGAATAACTACCGACAGAATCAGCCGCAGAAAAAGAATCAAAACCAGATAGCAATACTTCGACAATCGGATCAGTTTCTTCGGCGGGTGTGCCATTTGCGCGAAAAGCAATCTCGTATGCCAACCCACTCGATATTGTGGATTCAGAAATGTTTGCCGTGTAATCTGAGGCCGATCCCCCATTCCATTTTATTGAGTCAGCCGCCGCCGCCGCTCTGCCAACACGCCCATTATTCGCAGCGATGTGAATGCCAATTATATCCCCCGCCAAAACATCGAGTGGGGTTTCTAGTGAAACACCGTTATTTACGCCCGTAGTAAGCGCTGGCAATGACGATTCTGAAATGTAATTTAAACTGCTACCAGCAACACGCCATACTTTTATTGTTAAACCACCAGATGTAGCCGCTTCAAGCATGTTTATATCAATGGTGCTTATGGTTCCTTCCAACGTGACAGGCTTGGAATAATTAAAAAACTCACGACCTGGCGATGATTCGCCACCAGAAAGCCCACCCTCATCAACAGCGGGTAAAGTATTGAAGCCAGCTAAAGTGCTCATTGATTTCTCTCTATACTGTAATTAAAACTGTGTTCGACCAAGCACCCACAAGCGCGCCGTTTAAGCAGCGGCATCGTAATTCGTAAGCACCTGAATTTAATTGAAGCGTTCTTTTGAATGCGCCTAATACGCCAGGCAGGTCAACATCGGGAACCGCTAATGTTTGCCATGTGGCACCACTATAGGTGGAGTATTCAAACTCCATATCCGTCATCGCTACGCGGCCTAAATCATCAATGGTGGGATATGTTTTTAATAAGCTAATGCTTTCTCTGTGAAGACCGATAGCACCGGCAGTGGGAAAGTAAGTGTGGTCGGCATTAACCTGATCATCCATTTGCCTATGCGTAGAACAGCGAATGCCATCGACTTGGCAGTTCCAAATGCTCGTAAGCGAATAAGAATGTGTCGGGCCAAAAGATTCTTTATTGCCATCTTCACGAATGAAGTCACTGTTACAAACTAAGCCAGTACCGACATTGTGTATTCTGAATTGGCGGTATGCGCCAATAAATGTTGAATGGTTAACCTCGGTTCGTATTTTGTTATCTATGACACCATCCGCAGAACCTTGACCATACATACCTAAAATGCTGGATTTAGCGTTAAACGATCTATCATCAGCTCCACCATTCAGCACAATTACATCGATGTTTATGTTGTAGTTGCTTAGGTTACTTGTTTTGTACAGGTCGCACGTTACGTAGCATAACTGAATCTTTTCAAAGTACGGCCCGTGATTCATGTTAGACATTACCGCTGTTTGGAATTGCTCAAAATCTCCGGTGTAACCACCAAGGACATCCAAGCGCCAAACTTCAAGGTTTGTTCCACCACGAAGGTTTAGTGCTGATTTATTGCCAACTGAATAAGCGTTTTCAACTAAATAGTGACCACCATCATTGTCGTAATAACCATCCCTAGCCGCGTAGTTTAACTCACCCGTCAAAGTAACCCTTGGCGTAGAGCTATCGCTTAACCTCTCTATAGGATCTAAGAACCAATCGAGGTGAACGTCATTCCCTTCTACTGAAGCTTCAAGTAAAGGAACGGCTGGTGTCTCAGTTCTAATTAGTTTACGCACATAGATATTAAGCACATCGCCTGTGTAGCTTTGCCCTTTAACGGTTACGCTATTGGCGTTAGCTGGCGCACGAATAAGCCATACTTCTGTGCCCTCTAAACTATGGCTGTATTGACCCTGTGCGCTGCCTATTGAAGGTATTACGCCCCCAGTCGTTCTACCTTCCAACTTCAATGAGATTTGATAAATCTCACCTGCCTCAAAGTTGTAATTCGCGCTCAACGTTGAGTTTGAATTACTGCCAGTATATCGCTCACCGTCACGACTCCACCCAGCACCAGTAAAGCTATCAGGCTGCACTACTTTTGCGGTTACTTCAGGTGAGGCATTTATGATTATCTGGTGCGTATAGATATTGGTTTCAGTGGAATACCTAAAGAATGCGCTTTCGGTTTCCCCTGGGTCTAAATGTAAGTAAGCATCTCGCGGGTCAAATCTCACTGAGCCGTGAGGGGTGGCCGCTATAACTGCCCCACCTTCTAGTTCAACAACCGATTTAAAGGGTAACTCCGCACCTTGTATAGATACCGCATCCGCTAAATGCGGCATGTGCATGTAAGGCTGCGTCATTATCTGGTTTGCGTAAGCGGGGATCGTTTCTATTGTGAGCTCGGCTTTTTGACCGCTCCAACTTTCACCGATAGAAAGGTTCACGGTTTCGTTAAACAATTCACCATTGATAGTTACGTTATTTAGTATTGCCGTTGAACTACCTAGCGCGGTAATAAATGGCAAAGGGGCTTTGAATTGATAATCACCACCATTAATAGTAACTGTTGCGCCTTCCTCAAGCACAAAAACACCTAAAGCCCCATTTTCATCTAGCTGACAACCTGAGTTGTTTGCTTCGAGGGATTTGGCAACTCGGTAGGCATAACTATCTCCGCTCACCGCTCGTAGCCAATTAACTTGGCAATCCCGCATTGTTGACGGTTCGTGGAAATAAATACCGGCACCATTGCGCTCAGAAGTAAATCCTTTTAGATTTACCTCGCACATAGGGTTAAGCGCTAAACCGCTAAAGCCGTGAACCTTGAAGCTTCTCAACGTAACTTCATCGCCGGTTTCGATTTCAATGCCGTGATAAAGGTGCTGTGTTTCTCGATACTGATGATTCTCATTGATAATCTCGCCACCAATGATTTCCATATCGCTATGGCCAGAACGAATAACTACGCCTATATCACCGCTACCATTAACGAAAAGTCGCTGTGCGGAAACATTTGAAGAGCCTGCGGTTACGTCTAACGTTTTTTGTGTAATGTTTAGCAGTGTTACGTTTCTAAGCTCCCAATCAAATAAACGGTACCCATCAGTTTCTATAAGTGGGGTATTATCAAGCACAGCGCCGTATAAACCCATGCCGGTAATATCTTTTGTGAGCCTAAAAACGGGGTTTGAGTCTTTTACTTTTAAGCCATAGAAGCGGTGGTAATCAGCGCCAAGGTGAATAAAATCCTTGTTAACTTTGATTATCCAAGGCGAGATATTTTCTAGGTTTACGTCTATTTCATTTGTACCAACTTGAAGGCCGAAGTAAAAAGAGTACGTAGCGCCAGAAACCCCATCTATAAAAAAATCCCAAGGGAGTACGCGGGGCGTCCAATCCCTTATGGCGTAAGGGTCGGCACCTATGAAAAAGCTATCACCTGGGTCTATTTTATATTTAACCACATCATCATCGTCGCTAGCGCCGGTTTCCCTTTTGTAAACACCCCCTACCGAATGCGATGTGTTAGCATCCGACCATTCTTCGCCTTCCGTCCACTCTTCTGGTGGGCTTATTCCTATACCAAACATCCTATTCATAATTAACAACCCTCATGCGTAGGCTTTCAATTTCTACCGTGCCGGTAATGGCCGAATTGTGCCTTTTTAGGTATATCCGTTCGTTTGTGATGTACTTGCCAATTTCAGAGTAATAAACAATATTCGGGTCACTGTTAGAAATAGTGAGGGCAAAGTCATTATCGATATTTGATTTGAGGATCACCTCCATTTCATATCCATCGAAATTACTACCAAAGAAGCGCAAGGCATCATCACTATCAACAGCGCCAGAAACCGTGAACAATTTCTTATTAGTTGCATCTTGTGACCAGCTAGGCCCCATCGACAAAGGCGTTTCGGGGGTGATGTCATTGCCGTACCAATAACCATCACTTCTCAAATAAAAATCACGAAACGGACTTACAGCCGTACCGCTGCCACTCGCGTAGTAAGCATCAATTGAATGGAAATGCGATTGGTCAGAGTCAAAGGTTTGCCAACGGCCATCCATTTCGATGTAATCAATAATGCCTTCGAAATCTCTTGCGATTTGAGACAGGCCGCTAACACTTTCAGTAATCGTATGCCATTGGTTATTCGCTAAAGTAGGGTTATTTGGAAGGCCATTGCCACCGCCACCAAGCGGGTACACTCGCATGGTAATAGTGCCTGTGTAGCTGCTATTCAACTGAATATACCGATTCGCTATCTTCACCATGAACTTGCGTTTTTCGATTGTGTTAGGAATAGAAAACCATCTATCGGTAAGCGCCACATGAACCAAGCCCCGAATATCATCAAATAGCATTTCGCGGCGGTTGTTTGGCGATTCAGTAGGGATGGTTTCCGTTAGTTTTAACTTGGGGTAGTCGATCAAACGATGTGTTAATGATGCTTCAGTTTTAACCGGTGGGCTTAACGCCTGTGTGCGCTTGTTATCAGTCTCGATATCCTCGGGTAATTGTTCCCGAGTAAGAGTACCGGTTACATTCTCAAAACTCGGCCAACCTTGAGCGTAAGCTGGCTTATCCGTTATCTCGCTGTATTTAGCCCAGCGTTTAACGAATTCAGGCAGTGTCGCTGCTACGATATCGCTCCACTTAACCTCTGTTAATGGATCTTCTTGCCCTTCTATGGTTGCTACAAATGCTTCATAGGCTGCACGGTTGTTATCGAGCGCCTGTAATAGCCAGTCGCCTAAACCAATAGGGATAAGCGCAGCCTGGACGTTTATTTGGTCTGCGTGCGGCCATTGCGCTGCTAGTGTTAGCGTGCGATTAATGGTGTCACCTGCAGTAACCGTTACAGGTAAAAAACCATTCAAAAAAAGTCGGCTACCTGGTGCGATAGCAAAATTTGAATCGTTGCTATTTATCTGCAGCGTGCTACTGCCATTTGTGATCGTTACGTCACTAAAGTCTCGCGCATAATTACTCACTACTGCGGCTCCTCTGTGATCAATAGCGATAGGGATTGGTGCGTAATAAAGTTGGGGTGTAGGTACCTTTGTTGATTAGATACCACTAGCCGATAGCTAAAGGTTCCCGTACTAGTCGAAGTGTCAGTAAATGTGGTGCCGTAGTTTGTGGTTTCCTTGACTACGCATTGAGTGCTTATCTCTGGCTCGTTAAGCTCTGTGTAGGTCATCTCGCCTACTACTTGCAACGTTTGAAGGGTTTCCCATCCTCCCCCGCCTAGAGATCGTTCTAGCTTCACCGTCGCTGATGGTGTTACCTGATCGCTAGTAGGGCACTCGTCGTCTGAATTCCATAAACCGCCCCATATAAAGCTAATATTGACAATCTTTGGATTGCCATTAGTTGTGAATGGTCCAACCGTTACACTGGGGTTGAGAGTCAATAAGGTAGAAGTGCCGGAGTTTTTCAGTATTCCCGATGAAATAGTGCCGCCAAAATAATCACTAATTGCATCTGCCCAGCGCATTGTCGCATTGGCTTTTGTTAAGTTGCCCCAGTCTGGCTCTCCGTTAGCGTCTAGAATTGGTGGGCCTTTCCATTCATGTAGGTTGTCGGGGCCAAACCCACGGTAATCTCTTATGTACATTACGTTTGGTGCTATGTTGATATCTCTGGTCGTTCTTAGAGTGCCTTTAAACTCTGTATCAGCGCCTATTTCTAGCTTGCCGGTTATCGTATTAAGCGAAAAGAAAACCACGCCGGCTTTGCTAGCGAATTTCAAACGATCCATGTATAGGTGTATGTCGCTGTTGCCATTACCGCCTGATATCTCTAGCCCTGTGAACTGCTCATTTTCGTCGATGATGCCAAGGTAATAAGCGGCCTCTAATTCTCCGAGGGAATTCTCAAGCGCTTGCATGAAGCTGATCACGTTGACTTCTTCGCCCTCGCCGTTAACAACCTTCACCTCTTGAAATGCTCGCGCTAAAGGTGCGCCAACTACCCATTCTCCTTCCTCGTTCTCATAGCCTATTTGCACGACGTTATTTTGAGATATTTGAGTTTGTACTGTCTCTTTACCTACTTGCTGTTTTAGTGCAATGATATTTGTTTGGTTAATTTGGTTAGCCTGGTCTACTGCAGTAAGTTGAAAAGACAGTTGTTGGTATTGGTCGCCGTTCTCACTGGTTGTCGCGCTCCATAGGCTCACGTCATTGGTAATATTATCGAGGTGCTCACCGAGTGCGACCGGCAAGCCTGGCCATTGAATTTGCGATATTACGTTTGGATCGACGACTTCTGCTGTGGTGCCTATTAGCCCTTCGACGGAAAAATAACGCCAATTTGGATCGCTTTGGTCGCCGTCCACTATCCGGTACCAGACGTATAAAACGCCGTCATGCGGGGTATTAGTTATTGTAATACTCGCGTTTCTACCGGCGTCGTATGCTTCATTAAAGTGCTCGTCTTCTGCACCATCAAAAGAATAGCGCCATTCGTATGTGGCGCTGTTGTGTGGCAGCGTTGGCCCTGTAATGATCACGCGCCCTGGTAAAATATTAACCACGACGCCTTCTATCGGCGTTGATGGTGATCCTATGTTTATAATTAATGCTGCTGCAGGGCTTGTTTTGAATCTGTTGCGCGCTGAAACCGCTACGAAGTATTCACCAATAGAAAGATTAGCTAGGCTTTGTTCGCGGCTCACTGGCGTGAAAGTAAGTTGTGTTTCTGGTGTGTTAGCGTCTTTATTGCTCACTGAAACAATATAATTAATTACGCTAGCCGGTGATAAATGATCCCAAGTTAAAACGCCATGACGCCAGCTATCGTCGTTTTTAGTCACGTACTGAAGGTTGTTAGGCGCCACTATTGCTGTTGCGTCGGGTAGCGTTGTATTAGGCGTTAGATCGCCTTCTGCGGCCTCAAAGTCATCAGGGTATATTTGAGGGCCATCTTCAATAAGGGTTAGCTTCGTCTGAATTTTAGCGGTGTCGAAGTTAATATCTTCTACTAAAAATTCTTTGTTTATGCCCGTTTCTGGATCTAAAAATTGGATATTGTTGCCAGGTACTATATCTAGGCGAATACCTGTTAATGGGTAGGATGCTGTGAAACCTGCACGGCTTCTTTCCATAGCCAGTTTAGCTAGTCGTTGAGCCTGGTGATCATTTGTCACCATGGTTAACCGTAAGCTTGACTCTAAATAAGCACCATCCGCTGCTCTGTACTCTGCGCTTGTGACAACGGGGGCGTTTGTCATTTGCCACTTTAAGTCGGGGCTTAAAAATTCAGACTTTGATACGTTTATTTTTTCTTTGTATGGTCTGTGCGGTCTGTACTCTGGATAGGTCGTAGCCTCATCAACGGCGATCACTGTGGTGGCCGGCCCTGCGTACATTGCGGGTTTTATATAAATCTTACCGCCCGAGCGATAAATTTTAGCGCCCATAGTGCCGTTTATTTCGGCTATAGCCTGGCTTTGTCTGATGCCGTTATTTATCACGCCGTTAACCGCAAAACGTTGACCGGATTGATCGTCACCATTGCTGTCTTTAAAGCTCACTAATTCATCGCAGTAGTTTGCGGCTTGCGCTAAAAAATCAATAGGGATTCGACGCTGAGGTACCTCTTTAGCTCCGTATGTTCTGAGGTAATGATATGAGCAAAGTACTGGGTTGTTTGACCATTCCCATGTGCTTTCGTCGTTATATCTATGGGCGCCAGAACCCCCGACAGTATCGTCTTTTCTTGGGTCGTAAACTTTATGTCCTTTGACGATAAATTTAATTTCATTTAAACCGTTAGGAAATAATTCATCATCTACCGGTGCTTTTACCGTCACATAGGTTTGGTTTCTGCCTATATGTTCCGAGGTCCACCCACTTATGTATTGGTTTGCTGTGGGGTCTACGCTGTCTTGATCGCCTAGGTGCTTGGTGATGGACACTCGACCTGCCACCTCGTCTGGCGTGTTGCCTTCTATCTCATATAGCTCTACTGATTCACATGGGTGCCCTACTAGGTGAAGCACCATTATGTGGAAGTCTTCGCCACCGATAGTAGGCTTCGCGTAGCCGACTATCTTTCCACCTACTAATCCTTTGCCATACACGATTTTTCTAACATCGTTTGCCGTGGTGTTTAGTGATTGGTCTGTGGTCGGGTCTGTGGCGTAGTCGCCCATATCTGGGACGAGTGCGTCAGCTAGGTACTTGGTAGCTAGGCCAACGATCCCACCAACTGCAACGGCTGTTATTATTGATGCCCCTAGTGCGCCTACTGTCGCGCCTACGGCTACGGCTACTGCTACTGGTGGCATGGAATCTCCCAGCAGCCTTTTATTTTATATTGAGGTAGTGAGGTGAGCCCTTCTTCGGTCACCACCCAAACTGATCCCCCCCACATGATCCCTACAGCCTCACCCATTTCTGTGTCTATGAGGCCAACATCGCCACGCTTAGCATGAAGGCGCGGTTTGAAGTCACCAAAAAGCTGAGTAAATGTGCCTCTAAGATCGCCGCCACCGTGCTTTTTAAGTGCTTTAAGAGATCCTTTTGCTGTGGAGTACTCCCCTTTAAAGGGCGCACCGAAGTCTTGACCTGTCATGGCTTCTATTGCGCCGGCCACAAATAAACAGCAATCGAATTTCCCCCACTCAAAGGGGGTGTTTCTATTGTCGGTGATATAGTTATTGAGTTGTGATGCCCAGTTTGGTTTTCTCATCGTGCGTACCGGCCTGTTTTTGTCGTTCGAGTGCTCGTTGTTCCGTAGTTAGTTTTAACGGGTAAGCTGGACAGAGGTGAACCCGCGATAATTTCCACTAGGTCAAAAAAGCGATCTCCTGGATATAAAAATTGCTGCGCCTGGTCGGTTGTTTTAACTATTTCTACCGGTTGCGCCCATCGTTCTAGCCAGTCGTTTATTGTTATATTTATAACGGCTGGCACTCCTGCTGATGGCTTTCCTCGCTTGATGGTCATGTCGACCATTTCAGCATCAATAAAGTAATCCGCACCGTCTATTATTTGTCGGTCTTCATCAAATGCGACCAGGTGCCCAAAGCAGTCACGCCCTGCGGGATCTTCGTTCATAGCTTCTGCTAGTAGCGATTGGTCTGTTACCTTGAGGGTTAGCGTGGTCCTGTTGCCGCTTGTCGAGGCGTTCTCGGTCACTGTGCCCATCCCCCCTAGTTCGCCTATACCTATGTAGCTTTCGCCGTTGTATATGCGCGTACCTAGCCCTGAATGAACACGAACCCAGCCACTAGGGAAGTCGAGCTCAAAGAAAGCTAAAAGGCGCGAGGGGGTCGCTTTTGCTGCTTGTATCATTGCTGAGGTGACAGCGCGCTCTATCATGCGAACGACTCCTCAAAATCTAGCGTTATATTTCTATAAACCCTGGCTTCACCTGAGAGTTGTTGGATTTGCTCTGGCTTGCTCCATCGGCCTATGGTTTTTAATGCGCTGGTGTCGCTTATGAGAGTTTCGTTATCTGATGGGGGTTCGCGTAGCTCGTTAGTGAATCTAAGTGTTGCATTGCCAAACTCGTCAGAGTGACAGTCTTCGTTTATTTCCATTAATTGAGAACCCACTAAGCATCGATCCATCGCTGCCGCTACTAGTTGGTTAGCGTTCCATCCGTCGGTTTCTAAAATTAAACCGTATTGATTGGCTCCTGCTACTCGAGGCACTCCTGCCCAAGTGCCAGCTTGCGTTTTAAATTTCGTATCATAAAGGCGAGACTGGTTGACCGATCCTCGTAGCTGAGATAGGTGCTGCTTCAAAAGCTTACCTTGGGCATTGGTCAGCACTTTGAATTGGTATTGAATTACCCACCGTTCACCTGGGTTTTCTATTACGTGATCAAAGCCTGAAAATGCACTTCGTGAAATTTGCGTGTTAAACATTGGAACAAATAAGCACTTACTTGCCGGCAGTGCTGGAAAGTCGAATATTTTTGTCATGCTGCTAATCCGTTGAGTCGTTGTGAAAGACTGCCGCCATTACTAAAGTCCTCTGCGATGGTTGCAAATGTCTGTTCTTGCGACTGCTCTATTTTGTCGCTGATCAGTTGTTCCATGCCTGGTGTAGCGTTGGTAGCGTCAATATTAATAATTGGCGAGTAGGTAACTGACTTGCCACCACCACCGCCGTTTTCGACGGTCTCGCGCATTTTGTCGAAGTTCTCGCGTTGGCGTGGGTTCATTACCATTTCATCACGGCGCAGCATGAATGTGCCTTCATTCGCTGCCGGCACTCTTGATAGTCCATCGTGCGCTTGGCCTGAATAGGTTGCCGACTGGATACTGGTTAGAATACTGGCTCCTGCTGCGGCTGCTTGTGCCATTGCTGGTATGTTAAGGGGCCAAGGCACAGCAAGCGCGTTACTAATAGCCGTTGATAGATTCAGTATTCCTTGTGCTACAGCAAAGCCTTTTGTTACTGCAAACATCACTTTATAAGCTTTTGATTGTTCGCCGGCAGCAACGCCTATAACTGATGTCAGTCCACTAAAAAAGTCCTGAGAATCACTTAAAATACTTGCTGATTTTTTTTCCTCCATGGATTTTAAGCGTTTTAGATGGTCTATTCTGGCTAACTCGATTAAAGCGAGTCCTTGTTCCTCTGTTATTTTCTTCTGCGCCATAGCTTCAGCGATAATCTGCATTTCTCGCTGTGCGTGAAGTATTAGGGCTTCTTCTTCTGTGGCGTAGCGCTCCATCAGTTTGTTGTACTCGCCGTTCTGATCGGCAGTAGGTCCAAATGAAGCATCATTAGCTGCGGGATCACCGGCTTGGTTAAACTGGCCTAATTCACCTTGTTTTAACTCATCCATTTCAGACTGCCAGCGTGATCGCACTTCTCTCGACTCGGCCATTTTTCTTTCGTAAGCGTCTATCGCTTTCTGAGAATTGGTGAGTATGTCATCTACTGTATCTGCCGCGGCTTTGTTGAAAACCTCGCTCTGTGCGTCTGCGTTATCTAGCAGTGTATTTCGCGTATCGTCGAACGTTTCACCGGCCTGATCCCATGCCTCTTTAAAGTTGTAAGTTGAACCGTTCAATGGGTTCAGTATGTCGTTTATCTCGTAAACGATAGCCATTGTTCGATCTTTTAGGAGTGTTAGGGTTGAGAGAAACCCTGTTGCATAGGCTTGCCCGTATGTCACACCAATATCGACCATTTTTGCTAGTTCAACGGTCATGAGTTGGACCATGGTTGATATGTTCGTTGGCATGTGTGCAAAGGGTTTAATGCCGGCTGTCATTTGCTCAAACTGCCGCGCATCGAAAAACATCTGCATGTAGTTGTCGTATAAAAACTCGGTTGTTGTTTCTACGGCTTGCCCTATCTGGTCGAACTGCCCGATCCACGCTTCAGCTGCTATTTGCATTTCTCCGCTGGCAAGCATTGAGCCTAGTTCGTCGAGTGCTTCTGCGGCTTCGTTGACCGTCTGAGTCATGATGTTACCTGGACCGGCATTGCTTAGGTTGAACATGAATTCATCCCATTTCTGCCCTGCTCGGTTCAGTGCTGCCTCGAGTGTTGTTGCTTGGTTTGCTATTGCATCACCGAATTTAGTTTGACCTAGCCCGATCAAGTACTGCTGTATTTCTTCTGAGTTGTTTTTGACGCTGGTTGTCACGCCTCTAAATCTAAAGGTTACGGTGTCACCTTCGTTAGCTGCCTTGATACCGAACTCTTTTAATCGCTCGAACTCCGCGACACTGGCGTCGGCTACGGCTTCGATAAAGTCCATGGTCGTTTTACCGGTACCGGCTGCGACGTTTCCATAAGCTAGTAGGGCATCTTGGCTGGGGTCGAGGCCTAGGTTTACCAGTTTATTAAAACCTTCTACTAAGCCTTCTAAATCTTGCCCAGTTTCGTAGGCGAACTCGCTTAGGATAGCCATGGCTTGAGCCTGACCTTCGACGCTGCCGGTTGATGTTCTTAGTTGCGCTTCGAGTCGTTGGTACCGTTTTGTGACGTCGACAATTTGAGATAACGAGATATAGGATGCATACGCTGCACCGACGCTTTTCGCTACGCTTACTGCAGTTGATTTAACGCTGTTTAGTGAACTTTGCGCTTGCTTTGATGAGGCTTTAAGTCGAGCCGTGTCTCCGTCAAAAAGTACACTTAATTTCATCGCCATGGCTAGTCTCTCGCTTTGTCGTTGTAGTGGTTTGCTGCGGCTCTAGCGATGATGCGGAGCTTGTTGTAATCCTCCGGTTGGATTTCTAGGCCGCGCATTTGAGCGTCAGCGTGGACGGCTTTAACGTCTAGCCCTAGCATGGTCACGCTTCTATCTGTAAAGGCCCATTGCCATAGGTCGTCAACACTTAAAAACCATGCTACTGCTGCTTCGTTTTCCTCTATGACTTCGCAGTCATCAGGTTCTTCCGACGCCGTGTATTGTTCTATCTGGGCTTGGGATGCTCCCCATTCGCGCATCTGTTCTATGATGTCGCGTTGATTGTCTGATGTGAGTTGTGGCCCGACCGCCCAGTGCCGAGCCACGTCTTCTAGTTTTTTACTGCGATGCCCGATGTAGCTTCGTGGTATGCCGTTAATAGCGCACGGCGACAGTATGGTAACGATGCAAGCAATTCGATGTTCTCATCGTTAAATGGGATCGCGGTGTTTTCTTCGTCAGTTAGCCCTTCCCAGCCTTTTAAGAATTTCTTAATAAATTCTGGGTCTGACAACTTGTCTTTCATGGCTTTGTCGTACTCTTTTTGATCCAGTAAGACGAAGTGACCAATAAACTCTGATTCCTCGGTCTTACCGCCATCTACTGGTTCTTGTACTCGAACCGGCCATTTAACTTTTTTTTCACCGCGCTTGATTTTGAATCCCATTGGTTTTTCCTATTACTTGGTTACGTGCTTGTGCTCACCTATGACGCGGTAAGGGATTGAGTAAGTCAGCCTCCCTTCTTTGTCGCCATAGGTTGTGCGTCCAAGCTGTATTCTGTCAGCGATGAACTGGTAAATATTACCCGCCGTTATTCCATGCGTGACGATTATCGGCATGATCGTGGCGTCTAGCGCTTTGGTGAATGGGTCGAATGTGGATATATCTGGGGCCTCGATCAGGATCGTGCCTTCCGATTTCCAGTCTGTGATGTGGACAGCTTCTTCGACTGTGTTTTCGTCATAGACGATTTCATTGCCTTCGGTGCAGCTAAATTCAAGCATTTTGTAAGTGACACCATCTAACTGCATTTGAGTGTAGGTGTGCCCTACCTTGACTGGTTTTACAAAGGCGCTGAAATCTGCAACGGGTACATTGCCGGCTAGCACGCCACCGTATAGGCCGGTGATTTCAAATTCTTGTTTTGCTATTTCTCCAACTTTAATGTTGGTAGTGAAAGTCACACGCGCACCAGTGATGATGTGGATCGCGCCGTCTTTGTAGCCGTAGAACGTAACGTCTTTTTCACTGTTGTCGTGGATGCGTACATACTCGACGCTTCCGGTTTCGGTAGTCGTGAGGTATCCCGCGCCAACTAGAATAGGCTCGTATGCTACTGGCGTGGTTGGCGTGCCTGATCCCGTTATTTCGATATTGCCCGACGCTTTTACGTGGGTACCTACTGGAATCATTTCAGTGTGGCCACCTTCACCGGTGTCTAGGTCGCGCTCGAGGTCGTCACCTTCTATCGGTGTCAAATCAAAGCCTGATGTAAGCATGGCTTTAGGTGTGCCGTTATCTATCGCGTCTGCGCCATACGTGGCTTCATTTATTGCTGCTGTGAGTAGCGTCTTTCTGGTTTTGCGGCTCATGGGTTACTCCTGGTCAAATCTGTATGTGGTTGTAAATATATCCATCCAAAAAATGCCACCTTTCAGGAACGCGATCCCTTCGCCGCTAGCGAAGTTAAACGGATCGTGTAGTTCGTCGATTTGGTAACCTGCAATAGCTTTTCTGGCTGCTTCTTTTATCGTTTTTAAACGTGAGTTAACGTTTCGCCCGTAAACGTCATTAATGGCGCGCACGCTGTAAATGATGCCGACTGTGGTTGCGATGTCTTGGGCGTGGTACATGGTGTGTATTGACTCGCCTCTTGCTTCGTCTGCCATGGGGATAACGAATGCGCTATCTCGCTTAACGATCCCGTTTTTTATGACGGTCTGCTCGTCTACGGCTGTCATAACATCTGCGAAAACACTTGATCCGTTTAACTGAATGGCTGCGAGTAAGGCTTCTAATGCTTCATAGTTCATATTTTTCTGGCCTTGCCGTTAGTGATGATCTCAACGTGTCGTGAAAACTCTTTTATGATTTTTCTTTTTTGACGCTGTTCGATGCCCAAGAATGGACGAGCGGTGACGTTGCGCTGCTGCTGCTTGCTGTGCGCTCTTACCGTGGCATAAACGCCAAACTTCAACGGTCTACCGAATGCTTGATTTATGAGGCGCGTATGCTCTGGCACGTTTGCTGTGACTATGCTGTCGTCGCCGTATTGGTGAGTTGGTCCGTAGACGACGTTTGTGCCTACTTCGAGTCGTCCTGGTGTAACAATGGCGTGTATTGAGTTTCTTAGTCTGCCTGTATCGAGTAGCGGTTTACCTTCCCGTTCTACTGATTCCCATTTGGTATCGTTGGGGGCTTTGGAGTTGCGAAACCCTAATTTAAAATCATTGACTAATCGCGTGCCCACGTCGCGTAAAAACGGCGTCAGTATGTCGGCTCGAAACTTTTTTAATACTTGCTGGATGCGCGTGAGTTGAGACTCGTCGACATAGACTGATGGTTTGGCCATGGCTAGAAGTCTCTTAATGAGTCGCTAGTGAATATGCGAGAACTGCCACCGGTTGTAGTAATTGCTTTAAGGCTTTTTTTTGATGCTTGCTCGGCTATTCCTATGCTGAGTTCACCTTTTGATAGAAGTTTTAACCAAGCGATACGATCCTTGTAACGCTGGTTAACTTCTTCAGTCGCGTTGTGCGAATAAAGACGGTATCTAGCAATGTCGCAACAGGCTGATTTGATTGTATTGGGAACCGTAGAAAGCGGCACAGTGTAACGCTGGGCTAAGTATGAGTTAACCTCGCTCTCTGCGTCGTCTAGGGCGTCCTGTAGTTTGTTTGGGTTCTCTTGATCGATTAGGTCATCTATCTCGGTTTCACCAAACTTAATAATTAAATCAGCTTCTGTTGCGTATGCCACTTTACTCGCCTTCTTCTTCCGCTGGCTTTAAGCATTTAAGAGCGATTAGCTCTTTGTATTCTGCTTCGCTTAAGTCGTCGACTTTGCCTTTAGGCAATGTTTTATTACCGACGCGTGCTGGGTATGTAAGCGTGCCAGAATAAGTTTGTGCAGCTTTATCTTCGGCTGCTTTCTTATCCGCTTCCGCTTTTTCTTTTGCAGCTTTTTCTTCGGCTGCTTTCGCTGCTGCCACTTCTGCTGCAGTTGGTTTTTTCGCTGCTGTCATGAGGGTTCCTCTAGCGTTGAAAGGTTAAGGGTGAGGCGCTCTTAAAGAACGCCTGTTAATAGGTAGCCAGCTTCTTTCGAGATTTGCACCTCGTTGCAAGAGTCACCTACGGTCACTTTCTTACCGCCGCGTAAGCCCATTTCGCCTGGCTCTAGGATCTTCTGGTATGCCACCTTGCCTAGGTATGAAGCCGTCGCCATAAAAGTGAGATCTTCTTCTAGGCTCATTAGGTTCGGGTTGACGTAGTGGAATGCTGCAGTGCCACCCCAAAGGCGAGAAAGGTTTGCACCTTGACCTTTGTTCGCAGTGTTGTAGCGCGACTTGCCGATGATCAGCTTGTCGATTTCTAAAAGGTCGATGAACTCTTGGCGAGTGATCTTACCTTCCTGTGTATCGACATTGCGGCCCATAGCTTTCAGTAGCGACTTGTTGCGGCTTAGGTGGAACCATTCGGTATGGCCTAAAATCGCAGTGTTAGGACGCATTAGAGGCTGTTCTAGTGCTAGACCAAGAATTTCAAAAAAGTCAGCATCGTAGTCGCTGAATTTATTACCAGAGGTCAGCGCTTGCTTATGGTTGTAGTTGTCACCATTGCGCACAAAGTTTGCCACGCGCATTTCTCGCGCTAAGTCTACTAATTGCGTAACACCTTTAGTCGCTCGGCCTAGTGGGTCGAATGACGGGTGATTAGCAGCTTTTTCGATGTCGCTTTGAGGTACGCCGTCTGATAGTCCCCAGTCTTTAGTGTGACCAGAGCGTTCTTCACCGGTGAATTCAACTTCATTAGGAACGCCTTTGCGACCAACCAGTGTGTCTGGGATTGTCAGCATTTCGTGGCTGTTGTATTCAGTCCATCGGAAATCTTCGGACATAACATCGATGCGAGGTGCTACCTGGTCAGCGATGAATTCTGCATTTTTAAAACCGACTGCGATGGCAGTGAGTTTCGTATCTTGTACAAATGGTGTAGGCATGTTTTTCCCCTTTCTACACGGTTAATTTAATGCTGATGACGTCGCCAACTGCATTCGCGGCTTCGGTAGCCCAGCCGACTACTTCGTCTGTTGAGGCTGCGGTAATTACGCGACCTTGGGTGTCGACGGTTACGTCTGCGCCCTTGGCGATAGTTGCTCCCGCTCGAACTTCCGCGATGCCGCTTAGAATTACGTCAGCACGCTTGCCCTCTGGCACGTCTTTTGGATCGGCACACACGCCCACTAAGCGATCCGTTTTAGCTGTTGCCAGAGCGACCGAATCATCAGCGGAGTCTAGTTTGACTACGCTGTATCGTGCGATTGCTGTGGCGGCGATAAAGGCTTTTACTAAGCCTGTATTTCTCATAGTCATGATTTACTCCGCTTGGTTTTGGATATGGTTTACGGCATCCACAATGTCTACGTGGATACCGGCTTGCTTCTGTTCTTCCTGGTACGCTACTGCTTTGCGCGACAAGTCTGCTGAGGTCATTGGGCCGTTTGGCTTACCTTCCTCTCGGGTGCGCTCGTTAAAGTCCACCACGGTTTTCGACTGTAGGAATTTGATAAACGATTCGCGGCCTTTTACTTCCACGGCTGCATCGCCTTCACCAAATGAAACGGTGCGCTCCGTTCCATCTAACAATTCACAAAATGCGGTGATGTTCTCGCGCTCTGCCGGTGCGATATGACCACCTTTGACAAGGGCTTCTACTTCATTCGCTATTGCCGTTTTACGCGCTGCTTCTGCTGCGGTTTGGCTGGCTTCTTCGAACTCGGTAACTTTGCCTTTTAAAGTGCCGTTTTCATTGGTTAGCGATTCGTTGTCACTTTCTAGCTGCGCGATTTTCGCTTTTGCTTGTTCCAGATCCATTTCGTTTTCCTCATTGAACTGGTTGGTTTCGGGTGTAGGTGGGTTAATCATTCGCTCGGACGAGCGTTCTAGCTCCTTCACCATGTAGTCGGGGATCAGCGTGTCGGCCTCGTCTATACCAGAACTTCTGATGATGAACTTTTTAATGTTCTGCATTAGCGTGGCGATGGTGCCTAGTGAGTAGCCTTGCTCGAAGCTATCTTCAAATTCGAGCACGCCTTCTTCGGCTGCTGAGAATTGAACGTTACCTAACCCTTTGATCGCTGGCGCTTGCCCACCTAAAAAACCTACATGGCGTAGGTACCAGTTACCTGGTGATGGGTTGCTGGGTGAATCTGGCATGTAGAAACTGGCGCTAATTTTTTTATAGCTGCCGGCTTTGACGAGTTCTTCGAAGTCAGCATTTACCTGCTTAGGCTCGGCGTGTAGTCCTTCTTCGGTAACTTTCACGCTTTCTACCCATCCCATTGCTGGGTCGTCTGTTGCTGGGTGCCCTATGACGATGGGGGCTTCGTGTAGTGATGGATTGTATGAGTCAACGACGTTGTTTAGCATGTCGTCGCCAAAGTCTAGCGTCTTGCCGCCTGAGTCGGTATGTGTACCGCGCTTGAATATGTGAAGGTTTTTCATGCCTAACCGCTTTCAGTTTAGTTAGGCATGTTTTATCGGTTTTGCCGCTGGTGTTTTACCCGCGTTTATTTGGTCGGGTGAACCTTTAGGTCGGGAAACTCGGTTCTAAGGTCTTCTATCTGCTCATTCATTTCGGCTTCTGTGTCTTCTGTGATCGTCACATGGGCTATGTGTTGGTGGCTATTGATGTCTTTGCGTGGCAGTGTTAAAACGATATCCGATACAAACATTAAGACTTCCTTATTCGAAATAATATGAATTATGTGACAGATTATAAATGTTTAAAATTTACTACCTCAAACACAAAAGTCAACTTAATACTGTTTATACATACAGTTGTACAATTCATTACCGAAGGGAACAATATTTAATAAAAACATAAGGTTATAAATTATTAATGCCATTTCTTCTAATAGACGCGAGAATGTTAGGAACGCTATTTGCCATGTATTTATTGATTCAAAATCACCTATTTACGATCACCGTGCTACAGTGATTTTTCGATTTTTAACCGGCTTTATATTTCAATATTATTAGTTTTTTCATGCGAGTTTTTAGTGTGGGGGTCGGCAGTAATTATTTTTTTATTTCTCACTTGATTTACCCACAACGACACTCACACCGAAACGTATAAACCCTTTATTAACGTGGCTTGTATCGATAACACCGACACTCACAGCGACAAGGTCTTTAAAATAAACGTTATTTTGAGCATTTATTACCCGAGTTTAATGTTTGGTTATTTTTAGAGCGACACGGCACGCCCTCCGTATTTACTGGGCTGGAAGCTGTGACACCGACACGCAATATTTTCACACCGGCACTGCACATCGACACGGTTAAACCCTTTAGTAATGCGGCTTTCAAGGGTAACACCGACACGACACACCGACACATATCCGACTTAAAGATTTAAAAGAGAAGAAGATATATAACGCGCGCGAGATTTTTTGTTCCTCAAACAAAACATATTTGCAAAAAAGTTCCTCATGCGGTACTTTTTGCCGCACTGAATAAAAACGACTTGCAAAGTAAATTTAAAGAGACTATTTTGAAAAAACTAAAATTCTACAAGCGGCCAGCCGCAACCGAAAAACCTTGCGGTTTTTTTGTGCCTGTTCGACAGTGACTCAGCCAGTTTCAATGGCGGGTTTAGAGGCGTAATACAAAACCCGCAAGGGGAATAGGCCCGGAGCTTCTTGTAGAGCTTTAGTTGAGACCCGCCACCTACTAAGTGGCAAATTAACTTAAATCTACAAGGAGTCAGAAATGACTAACTCAACCACCAAGCGCGGTGACAGCGCTCTCTCGTTCCAACCTGAAATCACCCTTAACGACCTGTATCGCCGCGAAATGACGGCCAGTGAGCATAAAGCTAATCGCATTGCGACCTTGCAACTGCTCACCCTGTCCGGCAATGAACTTCACTCACAATTTGCTAAAGATCCCGAAGGTGTATTTGACCTCCTCGACACCGCCGAAGAATATCGGCTACAGCTCGACGCTCTGCTTGAGTTGACGGATGTATGCATCAACCGTTTGATGACGGTTGGCCTGGTATTGTCTGGCGACGTTCACTAGGAGGCTCACATGAACAATTTACCCGTAGTGGCTGGTGTGCCCGTAAACACCGATGATCAGGGCCGTTTTAATCTCAATGCGCTGCATAGGGCAAGTGGTGGTGAGTCACACAAAAAGCCGAGCGAGTGGATTAGAACAAAGCAATCAAAGGATCTCGTAAAAGAGCTAAGTGTGAATTCCCGCTTAGGTCAGAATGCAATCAATTCAGTTAGAGGCGGATCTTCCCCTGGCACTTACGCCCACGAACTACTGGCGATAAGCTATGCCGGTTGGATTAGCCCCGCTTTCCAGTTAAAGGTTAACCAGGTGTTTCTTGATTATCGCTCAGGGAAGCTACAAGAGTCGAAAGTTAAGACGCTTTCTAGGCATGAGATCCTGAAGATCGCTATGGAAGCTGAAGAGGAAAATATAAGACTAAAAAGTCTCATCGCTGTAAACAGTGAAGCTGTCGAGTTTGCGCACGCATTGAGAATATCAGAAGGCTCAGTAGGGCTTAGTACAGCCGCAAAATTATTAAATACTAGCGCTTCCAAGCTTCAGTCAGTTTTAGTGTCTCTTGAGTGGATAGGGAGTGATTTAATGCCGAGTCAACAAAAAATCGATGAAGGAATTCTTCAGTTGCGGTTAGTTGGGCCTGACGATCAAAATAATATCCAACCTGACACGAATATTACAGGGCAAGGATTGAGTGCATTATTCGACGCATTTAAATCTCCTTCCAATAAAAAGTTGTTAGGATGTGATGAATGAGAAGATTAACTGACACATGGCTACGAGCGAATAAAGGCAAAATATTCGATAAAGAGAAAACGAAATCTGATGGGGGAGGACTCGAGGCACGGCTAAGAAATGGTGTGATCAGTTTTATATACCGGCCACAATTAAAGGACGGTAGTCGCATTAAGATGACGATAGGCAGGTACCCAGAAATGAGTCTGTCTACAGCCAGAGAAGAAGTGATCAAATACAGGACCGTCGTAGCGAAAGGAGGCGACCCGAGGCGAACTCGCAAAGCAGAATGGATGAAATAAAAAAGGCCTCGTTTGAGGCCTTGTATTTTAAGAATTATTTTCCATCATGACATTAAATCGTTTTAAAGCATGTATTGCTTTCGTATCCTTCTCATCATCAACAATATAATCCTCTACATTTCCCCCGTCAGTTTTAATTTGTACCCAGACTTTTTTAGCACTCAAGAGATCTGCAAATCTATTTTTTTTAATTGCAAAGGTGTGTAGTGAATATCGGTTGTTTAGAGTGTCTATGTCGTGATCCGTAAATTTACTTATATCAATTAAATCAATAACCTCTCCATCAATATTTATTTTTGCACTATAAATATTAGTGAATTCGTAAAGAGATTTAAAATCAAGATAAATTAAATCTTTAACGTTACTCTGCCATTGCGCACCTAACATTACACATGGGTAGGACTTGCAGCCCATACCGTGAGGTTGAACACTTACAACGGTTACGTCATCAAATCCTGTTTTTGACAATTTTGGTTTTAATCCTGTGCTATTTGCACAACCAAAAAGCGAAAAACATATGGCGAGCATGGCTATTATCTTAGTCATAATAAATTTTCCTTTGGCGTTGGTTAAGGCCTATTATCAGCCTAAAAAAAGACGCTAGTAAAGCGCCTTAGTTAATTACATTGCATTAAAATGACTTTCATTTTCCCTGTAGCGAGAAATCACCATTTCAAGCATTGAGACGCCTCCTAGTTTTTTGCTTATATTTTTCAAGTGAAATATAACCGTGCTTTCTGAACGAAAAAGCCTTGAAGCTATTTCTTTTCTGCTAACTCCTGTAACGGCTTGGTCATAAACACGGCGCTCGGCTTTAGATAGCAATTCTATGCCTGGTGTGCGATTTTCTTTAATAGCATTTAATTTCATGTAGTGCTTCGCCACTACTTCCCGGGATGAATGAACGCCAAGTTTCTTGAAAATAGATGAATAGTAGAATTTAGTTGTTCTAACTGATATTCCAACTTCCTGAGCGATAACTCTCTGTCTTACGCCTGTTATCATCAAGTCGTAAACCTGCTTTTCTCTTGGGCTGAAATGTACGCTTGAAGTATTCATGTTTACTCCGATAAAAAGCGGCTTTACGCCGCTTCCATTGTTTTAAATTGTGCCTATATAAATAGTTGCCTTCTCAGCGAGGCTTCCATTAAGAATATCTTTGAACTCTTCGGCTATTTCTTCGGATATGGTTTCCTCGCCTACAATTCTAAGCTTGATTTTAGGCTTATCCATACCGGTGAGAATTGAGAGTCTCAACGTTATGTCTCTTTTGTTTAGTCCTTGATGGGTAGAAATTTTGAAGTTTATTGTGGATGGTAGTGCATCCTTGTTTTTCGCTTCTATCCTTTCCATGGCACTGGCTTCGTATCCGAAGTTATCAACTTTGGAGTTTATTTCACGTGCTTGCTCAATGGTAAGGTTCCGCACCGATGAAGCTGCTTGCCCTACCGTCATCACTTCGCCGCCGTTTGTATCTATACTATGTATTTCGCTTTTCCAGTCTTCCAAGAACTCAGCAATGGTCTGCTGATCACATTGCCTTTCTTCAATATCTAATATCGCTCTATAGACCGCTGTTTTCTTCAAAATCAATTTAGCGCTATGGTTTTTGTGCAATGGCTTGGCAGGGGTGCCAAGATCGAAAATACATTCTGCGCTCAGGTTACTTTCATCAATAAAAATCTGAGTGTCGTCGCTGATATTTTTTTCTACATAACCTTCAAATTCACTTATCTGGTTCGTGGCGAAACTAAGCCTAAAATGGCGCGCATTGGGCATGAATTTTTCAAGGTCTTTAAACCCTACTGTGTCGGTTGAGACTATCAAGCCACCAATACCTTCCGCTTTTAGCATTTCAGCGACTTTGTTGACGCCAGCGCTTTCTTGAATTTGATTAATTGCTGATTTATCCATGATGGTACCTTATTTGTTTTCTACTAAAGTGAATTGGCCCGTTATTTCTTCTTTGGGCTGCTCAATGGTAACTACGCCTCCGCGACCTACCCACATTGGGGTTTGGCTGCTCAGGTGTTCTGCTATGGCTCCACGTTTGGTGGGCTTTACGTGTTGAAGCTTTGTTTCAATCATCACTTGGCCATGCTCGTTCAAGCGTTTGATGTTGAATTCAATTTTTACTTTGCCGACCGCATTGTTAACGACTGCGCCGAGTGCTGAATCTGTCAACATTAAAGCTAATCGGTCTTTAAAAATCCCTGCCTCGAGTTCAGACATAAAGTCGTCTATGTTGGTTAATTTTCTATCTGCCATGTTATTTCTCCGGTTTAAAAATTTAGTCTTATCAACTATGGTTAATCCCTATCTACTCCATGCATGCAGGGTGAATGAATTTAATACTTCTGATTTCTCTTGCTTTGGATCTAACGTTTACTTTTTGGTATTCCTGCTCTCTTTCGTCGGTTAACTTGATCGCCGCCTCAATGTCTCGGCTGTTCGTGACCACGGTTGTTTCCAGCGTTTCGTCTTTCTTGCTGTCATATATCTCAGCAGTCCATATATAAACCGTTTTCATTCCACCTCCGTTCCAAAAAACTCAGCGATTTGGCGCTCTATGGCGTCGGCTATATCCCCTTCGGGTAATTCGTAGTCTTCCATTACTCTGCCCTGCCTGTGTCGGTGAAAATGCGTAGCTGCCCGTTTCTGACAACTATTTCGTGTGTCTCGCCTTTCTTGTCCTGCAGGTACTTTCTGATCGTTGCCCTGTTGCAAGTAAAATAGATCGCCGCTTCGCTTTGGTTGCCTCTAAACTTTGGCATTACGTCGTTTAGGGTTACTGGCGGTTTCTCTGCAGTCTCAATTGCTTTTTTAAATTCCATGGTGTGTCTCGCGGTTCAAGCCCCCGTAGGGGCCTACTTTTAATCTTTAGGGTTAACTCGGCTTATGCAGCGTGCTAAAAACAGCGTGAAGATCACGCTTAGGATTAGGTAACCGATGATCCAATAAATCATGCTACCTCCTGTTTAAGCCCTATCTGCCGGCTTAAAAATTCGATGTATTCCTCAGCTTCTTGAAGCTTGATGCATACTTCGTCTAGCGCTTCGTTTTCTGCGCGGTCCATGTCGCTAGGCCAAAGCTCTAGAGGCGAGTAACTTTGTGCTTGTACCGCGGGGGCTTTTTTGTTTGAAGGGTGAGCCATGTAGCTGGTTGCGTCGTCACTATCGTTCCTGTGCGTTGCTTCTGAGGTAGGTTTTAGTGTCTCTGCCTGTTTGCTTGGCTCCGGTTGCTTTTCTTCCTCCTGGGCGCGCTGGGTTGCTTCTTTCTGCATTTCCGCTAGCTTGCGCTCGTTTTCTTCTGCTTGCTGTTTCAATGAAAGGGCCATTTTAAGGCTCTGCAGCGTTTGCTCTTTTAGGCCGGTTGCCTCTGCGAGTAGCTCCTGAAATAGTTCTGGGTCTATTTCTTTTTCTTCCAGCTTATTGAGCAGTTCCTGAATTTTGGCGCTGTCCACTTGCATTGCGGTGTTGCAAAGGTTTCGCATCCAGGTCATGGCGTTTTTTGCCTTCTCGATGCGCTCCGCTTCTATACGCTCTTTGCGTTCGTCTTCGGCTCGGTATGCCTCCTGCGGTGCTTCGAGTAGCTTATCCATGCGCTGTATAAGCGTTTTAAATCCTGCGTCTACCTTTTTGCCTAAAGCCGTGACCGGTGCTTTCAATGCCTTGCGGGTCTTTTCAACATCGGCGCGCAGGGGGCGTAATTCTTTGCAGACTTCGCGGCAGTTCTCGTACCCTTCTGGCGTGGTGGCGTCGTAAACAAGGCCCTGGTAGTTTTCTTCTTTGTCAGCGATCTTCGCTTCGATCTGCTCGATAATGCTGCCTACTTCGGTTTGCGCTCGGTTTAGTGCAGTTTCTGGCTTTTTGATGCTGATGGCTGTTGTGCTTTTCTCTGTCATGGTTTTGCTCCGTTGGTTAGGTTTGTCTTTCCCTTGCATTTCTGCGGTGTAGGTTTCGCGGCTTAGATGCATCCAGCCTTTGGGGTATTGCTGAATGTCAGGCCCTGACCATCTGTCAGGGTCAATAAAACGCCTTACGTTTTTAGTGCCGAATAAGCTATAAATCTCTTGCCTGGTACCGTTAAAGATGATCACGGCACCGCTGTCGTATACCGCCTCCCCCACTACGGCTGAAAAGCCAAGTCTGAGGGTGACGTACATTCTTTGGTGGGCCATGCTATGCCTCCATGTCTATGAATTTGCCTACCATGGCGTATGCGCTCGGCAGCGTGAGTTCTTCGGCGTCCAGCAGGTTTTGGTTTCTGTCGAATATCTGAATGGCGAACCCTTCAACACCGTCTGAAATGGTCAGCACATTGCTATGGCCTTCCCATGAAGCTTTTTGCTGGCTGCTGATGTTTCCTCGCCCCACTTCGAGTGGCACTGTGGTGTCGACTGCGTCAATCAGGGTTTGAATGAGTGTTTCGTAGCTATTTAGTTGCTCGTTCATCTTGGTTGGCCTTGTTGGTTAAGTTCGGTTTACGGTGCTTAGTATTTACCCATAAACCGAACTTATCAACCATTTTCGTTCGTTTTACTGAACTTTTTTGTTACCAAACTAGGAACGTGCCACGCGCTATGCGCTTATCGATGGTGTCTTGCGTGGTTATTTCTGCGGCTTTGACGTAGTCGTATGCGCGACCTCCCGCTTTACCATTCGTCTTGGTTGTTACCATGGTGACGGTGCCGTCGTCGTTGGTGCGGGTGTATATGACTGTGCGCCGGCTTTTATGAAAGTAGACCGCGTCTGGTGAGGCTATAATGTCAGGTAGTTCGTATAGCTCGGCGTTGGTCAGGTTGCTTTGCCTGGCGACTGCAGTGTTTAGCTCTATCATGCCTGTGGTTGGCTTGATCCCTTCGTCGTCCAGCTTTTTCAATGCCCTGGGTGAATAGGTACCTATCGGCCATACTCTTTCGTCGGTGGCTGTGCGGTTGTTATCAAGCCAGGAACGAAACGCGGCATTTATCGTTGAACTGCTTAACAAGTGGCCTACCTCGTCTGCAGGTGAACCTTGGCGCTTTACCTTTCCCATGTAAGCATTTGCGAGTATTCGCATGCGCTCATGCCCTGCATTAAAGTTAAAGCTGGGGCTTACGCCTACTGGTAGCTGCTCCGTTATGCCGGTGAGGGGGTTGGTCCATGGTTTACGCTCTATCACTGGGTCGTCGCTAATTTCTAGCCCTTCGTCCTCTACGTCGTCCTCGTCCATTTGAATGGTACCGCACCGGCAGTTGTAGTCATTTGGTGGGTAGTGTTCTTTCCAGAATGGATGATCAACGGGCAAAACGAGACCATCAAACTTGGCATGTTCTTCCCTGGCGCGTCCGTCGTCTATTGCGTCGTACATAAGGTACGGCAAACTCTCCTTACTAGCTTCTATCGCTTCCCATGCACCCACGGCATAAGCGCTTTGCATGTTTGTTCTAAATATTGTTTCTAGCCGTGCTGGGCTTCCTAGCTGCGCGTTTGTGACCATGCCGGTCAATGGATCGATAACATCGTCTTTACCCCACCACCCTTTCTTTTGCAGGTGAGGTATTAACTCTTTGTTGAAGTCTTGGATCGTTCTACCTTCGGCTATTATGGTGTCCATAAGCTGCTTTGTGGTGTCGAGTAAGTCTCTGTCCATCATTTTTGCAACTGTGAAGGCGTAGGCGTGCTCCTCCTTGATCATATCTTGCCATGCAAATGATCGGCGTAGCCCTTTGTCCTTATAGAACTCTATTGCCTTCTCTGGCGCTAGATTGAAGGTTTCACCTGCTATCATTATCGGCCCTTAAATATTGCGGCTATGCGTGCTGCAAAAGTGGCACGCTCTATTTTCTTCACGTTCTCGTCGCTAGAGTCGTTGACTAAGTCAAAGAGGTTATCTCTCATGCTCTCGAGGTCGCCGCTTTCTTCTGCGAGTGCAAGTATCTGTTCAATCTTTGGCGTAAGTAGCTCGTTGTATGCGGTTGCTAACATCGAGGCGCCATTGTTTATGGCGTGCTGATCCTGTCTGTGCTGGTTCGACTTCTGTGTGCGTATGCCTGGTTCCGCAAATTCGGGATCGGCATTGGGTGGCATGGTTGGAGGCTGGTTGGCGTTTTCATCAATTACCCAGCCTTCGCCGTAGGTATCTTTGATGTATTCTTCGGTTGGTTTAACGCCGAGTGACTTTATCTTGGTGTCGCGCTCTGCGATTTCCTTCAGATCTTCCTCTGGCTCGGTTCTTCGCCACACGTTGGGGTAAAACTCTGTGTTAGCAAAATTTAGGTCTATAAGTTGGCGCACAATGTCGCTATTGAAGGTTTCACATATCAGGTCGGCATCTGATTTTATAACTTCGTCCTTCACGCCCTTATGCACTTCGGCTTGGCTCTTGCTGCTGCCGTCGTCGGTGGTCATGGTTTGGCTTAAAACAATCTTACTTATTGCCGCGTCCATTTTGTCGTACAGCTTTTCGTAGGTAGCGGTACCTGATCGGCTTGCCTCGATAAGCTCCATTTCAATGTCTGCTGGCATCACTACGCCAGAGTCGGCGTGTATGGCTTCGATAATTTGAAGCGCGATCCCACGTTGTTCGGGGTCCTGAAATTGCGATTGTGATAGTGCAGCTTTGACCGTTGGCATACCAAACTTTTCAAGGTAAACCATCCAGAATTTAATACCATTTCTCTTAAAGAATACCGGCCAGTAAAGCGAGTTCGCTAGCCCTTCACCGTATGGGTTGTCGCTGTGGTTGGCTCCGGTTGATATGGTCCAGAACTTGTGTTGTGGCAGTGATGTTTTATCACCGCATTCGTAAAGCACGAGGTTATGATCTTCGTCAAACATGAAGCGGTTGCGATCTCTAACCTTGACTTCTTTGGCGTATATCCAGCCTGTACCTTCATCGTATCCGAATATTATCTCAGCGACGGCAAAGCCAAAAAACACAGCGTACAGCATCTGGTCTGTAATCTTGTCGAAGTTGATTTGCTGAAGCTGCCATTTAAGGAACTTTGACTGCTCGGTGTCTTCTTTGTTTTCCGTGCCTGGTGCTACATACCATTCGGCTGAAACCGTCGCGCTTCTGCGTTGCTGAAACGTGCTTTTTACTTGGTCGTCGCGCAGCAGGTCTGCGTAAACGTCAAACCTTCCCGCACCTTTCGACTGCAGTAATTTATCGGGATTTTGAATCATGCCGTCTATTAGTGCCTGAAACATGCCCTTACCATGATCCACGCGGGATAATTCCATCATATCTTTGCGTTTAAGTTTTGCGTCGGCCATTAGTTAAAAGTCTCCGTATTTATTGCTTTTCATTCGGAAGCCAAACGCACCAGTATTCTCTGCTTGGTGTGCCGTTGTTGACTTGCCTGTTGATATGAATTCGAGGTTTATGCTGCTGTTGTGCGACCATTCGAGGAATTGCGTTGTACTGTCCACTTGGTCGTCGTGTGTGGCGATGGGAAAGCCGAATAACTCCGATTCGTAATCCATTAGCCACTCTGCCACTTCTGGTAGGTAAACGATCCCAGCTTCGATTTGTGACGATACTCTGACGGCGCGATCCAGTTTGTTCCCTTCTGGCTCTATCGCTATCACTGGTATATGTATTGGTTTGGGGTACTGCTTGAGCAGGATACCGTCGCGGCACTCTTGTATGAGTGATTGACCGCTCGATTTGTCCTCGATCAAAACGGCTGAGGGTTTCCAAGCCATGTAATGATTGGCTAGTATTCGCTTGAGTGCTGGGTACTCTACTCGATCCCGCCATACATGGAGCAGGTACTTGCCATGTTCTTTCTCGCCCCATATTGTTAGCACGCTCGGATCGTTTATTTGGTCTTCTTTGTATGCGGTGTCAAGGCTGAAAACTACCCGCATAAATTCAGCGGGAGGCTCACCGTAGCGTTGTGGCCACGCTCGTTTTATTAGTGCGCCGTCTACCGGTTTGGGTTTCTGTTGGTAGAGTGCATCCCAGTTTCGCGTGCCTTGACCGCGCTTTGTGCTTTCCCAGAATTTAGCGTCGAACCAGTCTGTCCATAGGTATTCGCCTATCTTACGCCCTAGCGGGTCGTCTTCTCGTTCACATTGGGCTTGTAGGCATATCACGTACCACATATCGCCTTGGCGACTCTCTACCCATCCGCTATTCCCATCCCAGTTTTTGGGAAGTATGCGCCCTGATAGATCGTCTTCGTGCCAGCGTGTCTGGATGATTATCTGTGAGCCATTTGGCTTTAATCGGGTTTTGACGTCACTTAGGTATGCTTCCCACGTCTTATCTCTAATGGTGGGGCTGTCGGCGTCCTCTCGCCCTTTTACCGGATCGTCTATGACGAGCATGTCTGCGCGGTTACCGGTAATACCTGAAAGGATACCCCCGCACATAAATGTCGATCCGTTAAGTAGGGCCCAATCGTCAACGGCGCGGTTTTGTGGGTTTAGTCCGGTATTAAATAATTCAGCGAATTGTTTGCTTGCTGTAATGGTGCGGCATTTACGTCCAAACTTGCGCGCCAGTTGGCTTGCGTAGCTGGTCGTGATGATGTTCTTGTTTGGGTTCTTCCCCATGTACCAAGTTGGGAATGTCACTGAGCCGTAGGTGCTCTTTGCGCTACCTGGTGGCATGAAGATCATAACGTTTTCGTATCGGTAGCCTGTCTCGGGGTCTATCTCTCGGCTTTCTACTTTCTCGAGTGTCGTATTTATTAGGCTGTGGTGCTCTGCTGGCTCTACCGTGTCAGGATAAAATGCGCTACTAACTTCATGTAAAGTACAGTCAGGATCGTCACAATCATCGCCTTTTTCACAACTGTCCTCAACCAGCGGGGCACCTGGTATTTCGATATACCTGCAGTATGCGTCGAGGCTGTTCCGTGCCCGTTCTTTGTGCTGGTGTTCGAGCAATTTGAGGAGTTCGATTTGTTCATTTGCCGTCATCGAGTTTTTTCTGCAATTCTGCAATGCGCTTGAGCCTTTCATCTTCCGTCATCGCTGCTGCGGGGTCGCTGTATGGCGCTGTGCCGTCTGGGTTGGTCGGCGCTATTTTGTGTGGTGCTTCTGCGCCGGTTAAACGGCTTAAGCTGTCCAGTACGCGGCGTGCTGTGTCTACGGCTTTCACGTTTCCTCTGCCTATCTCGGCTGCTACGGCTTGTAGTAGCCCTTCATACCTTTCGATTTGAAGTTGTTTGTAATGGGCAGTTTCTTCTCTGGTCTTCTCGTTGAGCTCGTCCAGTGCTCTGGATATATATTTGTGTACGTATGACTTTGACTTGCCTGTTCTCTGTGCGATTTTTCCAATAGAAAAGCCGAGCCTACGAAGTTCTAAAAACTTCGGTGTAAGCTCGGCTGCAGTCGTCTTATCAGAGACTTTCTTACTCGGCATTTGCGCCTCGTTTAACCTGATCGAATGTTTGGCCTGTGTCCTCTAGGATCGCATCCTTGCCGGTGAACTCCTCCCATCTATCAACTATCACCTGTGCGTAAGTGGGGCTTAATTCACAAAGACGTGCCTTTCTGCCAAGTTTTTCGCATGCGATAAGCGTTGAGCCGCTACCACCACAAAAGTCTATGACGGTGTCGCCTCTGCGCGTTGAGTTCTTCAGGTGTAATGCGATAAGTCTGATCGGCTTCATTGTGGGGTGATCGCCGTTTGACTTGGGCTTGTCTTCACGAATGACTGTGGTTGCAAGCGTATTTCTCAAATCGCGGACCATGTTCATTAACTCGCTACGATCTAGGTCGTTTACCTTGGGCTGCTCGTCTATGACTGTTGTCTTGTTGAATTCGCCGTACCACTTGTGGGCTGCGCCTGGCTTCCATCCGTATAGGATTGGTTCGTGCTGCCATTGGTGATCCTGTCGGCCCAATACAAACGAGTTTTTAACCCAGATTAGGCATTGCTTAATATCAAGCCCTGACTCCTGTGTCGCGCCTCTAAAGTTATACCCTTCGCTATCCGCGTGAGCGATGTAGAAAGGGGCACCGGCTTTCATGACGTTCGCACAACTGGTTAAAAGATCGCGCAGGAACTGTCTGAACGCTGAATCTTCCATGTTGTCGTTATCTATCTTCTTACCGTCGCTGCCGGTGTAGTCGACGTTGTATGGTGGGTCTATCCAGAGCATGTCAGCTAAGTCGCCAGCCATTAGCCGGTTTATGTCTTCCGCGTTGGTGCTGTCGCCGCAAATAACACGGTGATCGCCTAAAATGAAAACATCACCCTGTTTAACGATTGGGTCTGCAGGGGCGTCTGGGCATTCGTCGTCGTCTTTTACTGTGCCGATATCTTCTATCAGGTCGTCCAGCATGGCTTGATCCTGCTCGGCTAAGGCTCCGATTGGATCAATACTGGCGAGGGCGATCTTTTCTTCCTGTATCGATAATTCGACGTATTTCACCGGTACGGGTTCTAATCGAGACATGGCGAGTTCTACACGTAAGTGCCCATCAATGATGTGGCCTGTTACGCGGTTGACTATGACGTCCTGAATCCAGCCAATTTCGGAGAGTACTCCGCTTAATGCTTTTTTCTGGTGTGCTGGATGGAGTCTAAAGTTTTGAGGGTTAGCAAGCAGCTGCTCTGGGTTCTCTGTGCCTGAGTCAACTATGCGGTTTTCCCATTTGGTGTGCTTATCTGCCATTATTCGCTGGCTCCTGTAATTGGTTTATTGAGTAGCTTGGCGTAGTGGTGCTCGAACGTTGCGCCTTTGCTTTGTTTCCAGCCTGGTAGCATGTGAACGCTGTCTGATGATCGTAGCTTCGCCATGGCTATATCCATGTATGCGTCGTAACTGAGGCCTATTGGCAGCTTGTGAGGTGAAAGGACTACGTGCCCGAATATCTCCTGTTTTTGTGTCTCCATTGCAAAGGCTTCGTGGTTGTAGTTCTTTATGCCGGTCATGGGTCCTGCGATATAAACGATCATGACTTAGCCTTGTCTATGATTCGGATACTGACTGCGGCATACACGACCACCTCGAGTATTCTTTCGTAGTTGGGGATTAGTGCGATTACCGACTCATTAGCTGCGCGTGAGGCAATGAGTAACCCTGGCATATCGAAAAGCGTGCCTATTAGCGTGCAAACAAATTGAGTTAGCAGTGGGAGGGTTATCACGATAGTGACGTATTCGTCCTTCCATCCGTTGTTTTCGTTTCTTTTGCCTATGGCTTCCCACTCTTTCGAGGTGAGTTGTATTTGGGTGTCACCGGTTTGCCTGGCGAGGCTGAGTTTTGCCTCTGCAGTCTTCGTTGCACTTTTCTGCTCTTGGACGTTAGATATAACCGAGCCTACTTTCTCTGCTCCCTTTGAAAGTAGGCTAATGATCCCGCTGATTACCACTGCTGGTAGTGCCATGATGAACCTCTATATGTGCTGTGGGTATAGGTGGTGCTCTGCTGCGTCAAGGTAATGATCTATCGTGCCCTTGCCTTCACTTGAGTTATAAAACCGCTTCCAATACGCAGCACGGCTCACAATGTCACTGGGGATCGGCTCTGGTCGTAGTTTGTATTTCAGCCGGCACATGATAATGGCTAGCTCTGGGTTGTCGTCTAAGTCACGGATGGCTATTTCGTCGAGGTCGTACCCGAATATGCGCTTTATGAGGTCCTTATCTTTTTGGCGGGTGCGAGTTACCACGTCGTCGAATCCGATTTGGTCAAACTGTGTTAATCCGTGGCCACTGTTTTTCGTGGTGTCTGGGTATGTACCCATTTGCGTTTCTGCGGCAATGGTTTCGAGTAGCATTTCTGGGGCTTTGTTGTGTTTCCCCATGCCTAGGTGCCGGCTGACTTTGTAACAGGTATTGAATATTTGGGAGTGACAAAGAACGCCGTAGTAAAACTGGCTCATTCGATCACCTCGCCTTTGTATGTCTTGCCGCTTAACTCGCCGTTTAACACTATGAGGGTTCTTTCTGCGCTAAATATCGCGGTCTTGGTGGCGTTTAGGATGGTGCCGAATAGCACTGATGTTTTTCGTGCGCTGTCGTTGGCTATTCTGCTGTCGTTCAAAGAGTGAATATTGTTAGTGATGAATTCTATTGATGGTTGATGCCAATCTGCGAACTTATCTATAACGATTTCGGGCACGCCCTTTTCGATGAATTGCTGCTCGTATTCGTCCATTGCTGCGCGTAGCGCTTTCATGGCCTCTGTGCTCCATACGCTGGATTCTGAGGTTGCTAGGCGCGCTAGGTTGTCTTTAAACGTGTTTGACATTACATCAAAGTAAATCTCTAGCATGTCTTTATACATTCGGCCCCGCATTGGATAGTCGGGGCTAAACTTTATTTTTTTAATACCGAATGACACGTAGTATTGGCAGTGCTGAAACAACCGGTGGTTTCGAAGGTCTTCTAGTGAAGTAGGACCGGCGACTTCTGCTGGTTTGCTGGGTCGCCTTTTGATCCTCTCCACTAATATTTGGGTAATCATCCATAGCCCCATTGCTATGATTGTTGTAACTATTCCATTCTCTTGCGCCATAGCGCTCAATCCTTCAAGACTTGGGATTGTATTCGCCATAGCCTTTCTCCTGTAAAATTTTAGCGATCCAATATCGGGTGAGATTGAATTCTGCGGCTAATTCCTTAATTGTTTTACCCGCGCCTCTTTCTTCGGCTATCTGATGGTTTCGGATAACCTTCAGCATGCGTTTCGGTACCCAGATTTCCGAGCCTCCGAATTCGTTTGTCATTTTCTGGGCTTTATCTTTCCCTATCAGCTTGACTAGGGCTTTGTCAGGCTTGCTGGCGCGAATGTAGAGGTAACTGCGACCGTAGGCTTTCTCTAGCGTTATCAGTGCTGAACGTCCTACGACGCGCTCTATTTCTTCCTCGCAGATTGAACTATCTAATTTCATCGTGTTGGCCTCCGATGTAGTTGAGTATGATTTGTCTCGCTTCAAACCAGCCGTATGCCACGACTGTGACGTACCCTGCTAGGCTCATGCGCGTGAGCCAATTCTTTTGGTCAGTGCTGGGGTAATTTTTATCTTTGCTGTCCTTGAACGGGGCTTTCATTTCGATCCACAAGCCAGGCTTACCGTGCATCGGTAGCGGTAGGAAAAGATCCGATACACCTTTCTTTGTGCCCATTCCTTTTAGGATTGCGGCCTCGACTTTTCCTCGCTTGCCACCGTTAGGAATGTGAAACATATAATCAGCGAGTTTTGCACCGGCTTCGATGTAAGGGAGTTCTGGCAATCGAAAAACTTTCGCCCAGTCCATCAGTGACTTTTGGTGCTGATCCTCTAGGTTGCTTTTGCGCCTCTTTACGGGGCGTTTTACTCTCTGATTTAGCATGTGTGTTACCTCTGATTTTATAATTAGTTAACCGCGTTTCACTGGTAAGGCGCGGTTCCTCCTTAATGTTCAGGTGATTCAACCTGCCAGCTAACTGCTTACTACCGTTGCTTCCAGATCACTTGCTCTCCTGCCGTGTTAAGGCTTCGGGCTGCTCCTTGCGATCTCTGGACGGTTGGCGCGAACAGTCACGCGCCCCAAGCACCCACCGTGGGTTCGTTCACGCCTTATGCGTTCTCATGAACTTGTCGAACCTATCTATTAGGTCCTGGCGTTGTTGTTCGTTGTTAATCTGGTGAATGCGCCTAACCACGCCGGCTTCGTTGGCTCGGCCTATCCGACAATCGTTTGCCCACAGTGCTGCTAACTTGTCGCGCTGTATGGCTTTGCGTTCTTCTTCTGGCAGTGCTGCGAGGTTAATTGTCATGCTATTGCCCTTTTAACGCTCTGATGCGTTCCATTAATGGGTCGCCTGTTTGCTGCTTCATTATCCTTTCGCCGCTCTGGAATATTTCGTTTTCAATGGCTGCGCGCTTCGGGTCGGGTCTATGTGGGAGTGCTGCTACTGGCTCTTTGAGTTCACCTCTCATGGCCTGTCTGATCAGCAGGTCATAGGTGTTTCTCATTAGCTTGTGCCATTCGCTTTGCTTGAGCTCGTATATTTGGCGTCCAGCTTGGCGGTTTAGGGTTTCTATGATGTGGTGAGAAAAGTTATAAGGCTGGCCTTTGTACTTCCCTCTCGCCTGTGTCACTTCGCTTATGGCGTCTTCTATCGAGGGTAGCCCTAGGTCGTCAGCCTGGGGCATGCATAATTCAGCGAAGGCTTGTGGGTTGGGCGTCCATATCATTTTGACGCTCTCTTTGCGTACCCTCTCAAGTCCGTTCTTCAGCATGCTTGGTGTGATGTTGTTTTTTATCAGTTGTAGCCCGTACTCCCGCATTGCTGCGTTGATCGTTTCGGGGCTTGATTTGCCGTATTTCGCTGAGAAGTCAGCAAAGTACATGGTAAAAATGGGGAGTACTTCCTTGACCATGATGTGCGTTGCTTGCTGCGTTCGCTCATCGGTTATGTCGTTTAGGTTCTGGGTTTTAAGCTGTGCGTTTTTTAGCGCAGTTTGGTCGAAGCTAATAGGATTCATTGGAACCCCCTTCACCGTAGCTGAATGCGTGATCGAGGAGGTTAGCGGTTCCGTTGGTTGGTTTTGCATATTGGTTGGCCTTTCGTTGGTTTTGTTGCTCGTCCAGTTCGAGTCTCTTAGCGCGTATGGCTGAACAGTAGCCACGCCATTTCGTGTGGTGGACGCTTACTGTGGTGTTTGCGATGTATCCCTGGGTGGTTTTCCAATAATCGAATTTAGCTTTTAAGACTTGCTCACTGATCGTGAGTCCTACGCTTTGTGCTATTTCGATGTATATGCTTCCCCACTCGAGATCCTGTCTTGTGCACACGCCCTTATCTTCTTCATCTTGTTCGGATGTATCGGATATATGTCGCTGTGCGGGTAAGTGCTCATGTCGCTGTGAGGGTCGCTGTTCGTGTCGCTGTTCTGCTTCAATCCCTTTATTTTCGGGGGCTTCATCGTGTCGCTGTGAGGTACTATCTTCGTGTCGCTCTGTGTTGTCGGTGTCGTGTCGGTGTTTGTTTAAATTATCAACAGTCGCCAAAATGCACTTGTAAGTTGCTGATAATCCTACCTTTATATTCCCTGCTTGCACTTTCTTTATTAGCCCAACACGCTCAAGGTGGGTAATAAGCGTTCTCAGCCTTCTTTTCGTTGGCTGTGTCGCTTTATCCTTGCTGCGCGGGTTAGGGTCATAGCGCAGTGCCTCTGCCATGCGTGGCATGCTCACAAAGGTGTCACCGTTCTGGTATGACATGAAGCGACGAAAACAGCGCACGTATAACACCACCGCATCATGGGGTAGCGTGTTATCTGATAGCGCTAAGTCTTCGGCTTTATTCATAGTGTTTTGCCTAGTGTGGCTACGCCTATGCGCGCAAATACGAGAAGGGCCTCGTAGGTTTGTCTTGGTAGCACGGTCTTTTCTTCTGCAGGTGTCGTCGCGTTGTTTATTTGTTTGTGTGATAACTCGGAGAGGGCTTTAAATAAGATCCTGTCTATTGAGACCTTATCTGCGTCACCGTCTGTGAGTTCTAGGTTCCAGGTACCTAGGAGGGTTACAAACTCGTCTAACGATATCTTTTTATCGTTTGCCTTTAGCCTTGTGATAAAGCTGGCATCTCTGCCTATGGCTTCACCGCTACTTGAAACGCCTACTGCGTGTATGGCGTTAAATATAAGCGCATAATTGTTTGCGCTTTTTTTGCTTTCTGTTAGGTGCTTCCTCATCTTATGCTTCCCATCGTTGGTTAAGTGTTGGGGGTTATTTCAATTCACTATCTAGCTGCAGTTGGCCCTGCGTGCGGTAATAGAGTTCGAATTGAACGCCCCTGTTTAGCTTCTCTGGGTAGCCGTTAACCGTGTTTTTAGCGCGGCCTATGGCCTTAGCTAATTTGGTTTGACTTCCAAAGTGTTTAATGGCGTCTGTCTTTGTCATCTCGTTATCGGTACTTTTTGTTCGGTTTGCGGTACTTATATATCATTTTTTCACTTGTCGCCAGATCTATTTGTACGATCAGCGAAGTAAGAAAGAGGTTATTTTATGCATCAAGGTTTAATGTTCGTTCCGAATGGAACTACTAAGGGGTGCCCTTTGGTGAATAATGATGATGCTTTGAATGAAGAATTTGCACGGCGTGTTACGACTCGAGCGAGAGAGCTTGGTTTAAAACAGGCTGATATTGTTCGCGCTACTGGTGCGGCAAAGTCTACAGTAAACAGATGGTTTGCTGGTGCGCGGCCCCAGGGTGAAAACCTTAGAAAACTACGAAAGGTTTTAAAAGTCTCTCAGGAATGGCTAGACGGCGACTCATTTAAGCCGGCCGCGAAAAGTGAGGAGGAGTTATTTGCGGTACTTGATAATGCAAAAGACTTTGACGACTTCGAGCAAATATCTACGTCATTGGTTGGCATCGACAATATAGTAAAATATTCAGGCTATCCCGAGCAGGTATATGTACCTCGTTATTTTATTTCGCATGTTGAAGATCCTAGGCGTTTGTTTGCTTGCCCAGTGGGTAACTCTGAAATAGACCGCTTGAACCGACGCGACCTAGCTATCGTCGAGAACAAGGTTCCTGAGTCTGGTGATATAGCATTGGTTAAGCTGCCTGGTTCCGGTGCTCACTTATTCTTTGACTTCAATATCGATCCTTTTGAGGACGTTGTTACGTTTAGCAATAAAACCGGCGTTGTTCACCGCATTGAAATGAAGGGTCGTAAAATATCAGACCTTTTGAATAATTCTATCGAGGGTCGTGTCGTTTCCGCTGTCGTTCGTTTTTAGCCTTCTAGACTTCTTTATGTATGCCGGCCTTGTTGCCGGTATTTTTTTGCGCTTCTTTTGCGTTTTCGCTCATTTCAGTTCTGGTATTTTGTTTCTTCCCACGTTCAAGGAGTTTATGTAATGCCAATTACACAGGTTAGCCTTCCCCTTCCACGCCGCTCGAGAAAAAGCTTCAAGCATATAGCGCATGTTTTTATCCGTAGTGAAGATCAAGAGGAGTTGTGTGATCAAATAGAAGATTTACGCGAGGAGTTTAGTGGTCTTGAGTTCGTTGCTTCCCATCTAGAAACGCCCCCACACCAAGAATAATAAAAATTTCTCCAATAAAGTTCGGTTTATAGTTGCATTAAAGTTCGGTTAACGGTACATTTCGTTTCGTTGCCGAGCTTTTCTTTGTATTGCACAAATGAAAAAGCCCCCCGAGGCCAATCGGGGGGCTTTGAGAAGCGCAAGGCTCCTTAACCAACTAGGAGATATTACATGCGTCCAACTAGAAAAACAATGCCTTTTCAGCGCCGTAGTTCGCGTGAAACCGCTTTGCTTATGCATATCCGATTTTCTTTATTAATGCTTAATCACCGCGCAGAAGATGAAGACTTGAAACGCCTAAAAACTCGCTGTTTAGCACTTGAAGATCACTTAAACAATTACATGCCGTCTTCATGGTTCCGTCGCCTATTTAGCTCTGGCCCCGTTTTTTATGCTGGCATGCTTATTTCTGCTACCGAAGATCAAAACGGCTGGCACGTTGCCCCCCTTCGCGGTATGCGTTCAGAAAACGCGGAGGAGTCTGCAGCATGAAACCCTCAATCATTAAAGGGCAAATCACAAAGCTTAATAAACGCCTAGCTGCGCTAAAGCCTGGTGAAATGATCGTTATTGAAAACCTTCACAATGATGTTTATCACGGCTCGGAAGGCGTTAGCACCAGTAAGATAAAGGTCTACCTTGAATGCCCCGCCAAGTATTACGCCGAGTTCGTTTCCGGTGAAGTTGAGCGCGAAGATAAAAAAGTTTTTGACTTGGGTTCTGCTGCTCACTGCTTGTGCCTTGAGCCACAAAATTTCAATCGTGACTTTGTTCTGCAGCCTTCGTATATCGATGTTCGCCGCGGTAATAAATGGAATGCCTTTGCAGAGGTTCACGCTGAGCAAACCATCTTAACTAGTGATCAGTGGGAGTACTGTCACGCTATGCGTGATGCCGTTTCACGTCACCCTTTTGGCTCTCGCTTACTCACTGGGGGCAAAGCTGAGGTTAGCTACTTTAAGCGTGATGAAGAAACCGGCTTAATTGTTAAGTGTCGTACCGATTACCTGCTCGATGATCTGATCGTCGACCTTAAAACCTGTCGTTCTTCTGAACCAGTCAAATTTGGGCGTGATGCTATTCGCCTCGGGTACCACGTTCAAGATGCGATATATCGTGATGTTACCGGTCTTGAACACTTTTCATTTGTAGCGGTTGAGTCTGAGAAGCCTTTCGTTGTTACCGCTCCTATTACTTGCTCTGAAAATGCGCGTGAACTTGGTTTTACTGAGTACCGTCGCGCATTGCGGGGTATTCGCGAGTCTTTAGATTTTAACCTATGGCCAGGCTATACGACTGATCCTGTCGAGATTGATGTTCACCCTAGCCGTTTAGAAACCAACGAGGAAGCAGCCTAATGGAAACACAAAGCAATGAGTTACAACACGCGGTTAATGGTGGGCAGGTAGCCACCCAGCCTAACACTTCAACCAATGATTTAATTTTCGATCCTAATGCCATGGGTCAAATGATGGCTATTGCTGAATGCATGGCCTCGGGTGTATCGACCATCCCTCGTCATTTACAGGGTAATACGTCCGACTGTATGGCAGTGGTAATGCAAGCGGCACAGTGGCGCATGAACCCGTACTCTGTGGCCCAAAAAACCCACGTAGTGAATGGGAACCTCGGTTATGAAGCCCAGCTTGTTAATGCGGTTGTATCGTCGTCTACGAAAATAGAGGGTTCCTTTTTCTATGAGTGGTTTGGCCCTTGGGAAAAAGTGATCGGCAAGTTTAAAACCATACCCGGTAAAAATGGCGGCAAGCCTTACCAAGCACCTGACTGGTCGCCGGCTGATGAGAAGGGCTGCGGTATTCGTGTCTCTGCCACACTGCGCGGTGAGGGTAGCCCTCGAACGCTAGAGCTATTGCTCTCTCAGGCTCAAGTTCGTAATTCGACTTTGTGGGCCTCTGATCCTAAGCAACAACTAGCCTATCTTGGTGTTAAACGCTGGGCGCGTCTGTATGCGCCTGATGTAATCCTTGGTGTTTATACCCCTGATGAATACGAGCAGGATCCGGTACCGCGTGAGCGTAACGTTAATGAGGCGCCTAAACCATCGACCGGCAGCGCTGCAATGGATAAAGCAATAAACAAGGCCCAAGAGTTAACGAAAACGGCGAGTGAACTTGTTGGTGAAATTAATAATGCGGCGACATTAAACACGCTTAAAGGTGTTTACGAAAAAATCAAAGCGGCGGCACAAGGTGGAGCTATTAACGATTATGACCGCAAAACGTTGAAGTTGGCCTTTGATGAAGCTTACGTAAATCTTGAAGCGATAGAGGCTGCTGAAGCGGCGATGAACGAGGAGGACCAGTAATATGAAAAAAGGCTATTTAAATGTAGCCCAGGTAGTAGAGCGGTTCGGCGGCATTAGCCGTCGTACCCTGTACAACTGGCGCAAGCAATATAATTTCCCTGATCCTGTGGGGCCTCACAAAAACCTTTATTCAATAGAGGCTATCGAGGCGTTTGAAAGTGTTCATTTTGAGTGTGGTGAGGTTGCCAATGGATAAGCCTAAATACCGCGTTATCTATGCTGATCCTCCCTGGTCATTCAATAACAAAAAGACCGGTGGCAGCATGAATTCTGCTGCAGAGCAGAAATACGATGTTATGACGCTCGACGAAATGAAAGCCATGGACGTTGCTAGCCTCTGTGATGATGATTGCCTCCTGGTCATGTGGCATGTTGCTAGCCAGCCTATTGAGGCTGTTGAGTTATGTGAAGCCTGGGGCTTTAAATTCTCCACAATGACTGGCTTTGTGTGGGTGAAGCTGACCAGTGAAAACTTACTCCCTTTCTTTGGCATGGGTACTACCCGACAAGGCTCAGAAAGTGCGCTTATTGGCTTTAAGGGCAAGATGAAAAACCTTATCAAGTGTAAGTCGATTAGGTCTGTTCGCGCTGCCCCTGTTGGAATTCATAGCGAGAAGCCAGCCGAGTTTCGCGCCGACATTGAGCGCTTGTGTGGTGATGTGCCACGTCTTGAAATGTTCGCTCGTACATCGGCACCTGGCTGGGATGTGTTTGGTAATCAGGTTGATAATTCTATCAAATTGGATGGTGTGGCATGAAGCACGTAGTTAGTTTTAGCGGTGGCAGAACATCGGCCTATTTAGTTTATCTGATGGAGCAGAAAAGAAAGAATGAGGGTTGGAATGTTGATTATGTTTTCATGGATACTGGCGCAGAGCATCCGAAGACTTATGAGTTTGTGAGAAATGTTGCTGAACATTTCAACGTTGGCCTAACAGTCCTTAAGGCAAAGATTAACCCAGAGAAGGGCAAGGGTAATACTTGGCAAGAGATAAGCTTAAGCGAAATGGGATGGGACTTATCAACTATGAATGCTCATATGTCAAAGTATGGCAACTTCACTGTCAACCGTCCTAACTGCACGGACAGGCTAAAATCTATTATCGCTGATAAGTGGCGTAATGATAAATTCGGCAAGGGCAATTTTGCGACGTGGTTGGGAATTAGGGCAGATGAGCAGGGGCGCATTAGTTTCACAAATGAAACAGTAGATATGTTCGACAAGAAACACAAAAGAAATCCTCAGAATATTAAATATCTCGCAAACATATCCGAAGCGGGCAAGGCTGAAGTTTTGGAGTTCTGGTCTAATATGCCTTTTGACTTAGATTTGCCGGAACATTTAGGTAATTGCGTTTTCTGCATAAAGAAGTCAGACGCAAAACTCGCCCTAGCTGCACGAGATGAGCCTGAGCTTTACGATGAATGGTCGAAAGCTCTAGAAGCTGATAGCGTTAGGTTAATGCCAGCAGACAAGCATGGCATAGGGAAAGCTTACCGGAAGTGGCGCTCAATAGGAGAGGTTATAGCGACGTTTAGTGACTTAGAGACTGAAAAGCTACGAGATGTGGTTTATAAGACTGCTAAGCTTAGTGAGGGGTGCGAAGAGAGTTGCGAGGTGTTTGGGTGTCAACAGGACTTATTTGAAGGAGAGGCAGCATGAGTGATACTAAAACCAACAAGTTCGAAGGCGCGCTTTCATTTTTCCTCGGTGAGTTCGCTGCAGCTGATGAAGGAATGCTAGAAGATGGCAGTATGGAGGTGTTTGGCGAAGACGACCAAGGCCGTGAGGGTTCGTGTGAAGTTAGCATACATGAACTGGCCCAAGCTGCTCTTGATGAAATAAATCACCTTAATAAGCGGGTGAAGGAGTTGGAAAAAGAGTCTATGTCTTTTCGTGCTGTTTTAGACGAGAGCACTAACTTTCACCCTGATACTGATCCCAATTATACGCAAGGCTTCAAAGATGCAATGCGGCTATTTGAGGACATTTACTTAGGCGAACCTCACCATGCATTAAAAAAATTCGCCCTAGAGCATAAGGTTGAAGTGTTTAACGCGTGGCTTTATGAAGTGAAACTTACCAAAGGTTCGAAGCTATGAGCGAGTCACTAACTGAAACTCGGTATCAAACCCACAAGGTTTTTAGCACTTCGGATTTCACCCGAGAGGAAGTTATCACGGGTAACCCGCTTGCCAAGGCTGTGCTTCAGGATAAGCAGAGTATATGCAAAGTTTGTGGCCGCGAAGGGGATGAACTTACCGAGAACTATTGTTCTACCAAACCACTACCCGAGGGAAGGTTATGAAATTTAGTACCCAACTTTCTCTAGGGGCAATCTTCTCGCTCCTAGGTATACCTCTACTTGGGTTAGACCTGATATTCATTCTAATCCCGCTTAATGCTTCGATAGGCGCAATGATTTGTAAGTTACTAGAACATATTAACGAAAGGATTGAGTGATGGATAAATTATTTGAAGAAATTGTTTCTGACGCGCTTAAAGAAGCTGAAAGAGCGATGGTTAAATTTCCACAGCCGAACAAGGTAACTCTTAAAGTGGCCGAGGAAAGCGGTGAAGTCGTAAAAGACGCTATACATTGCTCTGAAGGTAGACAGTCTTATGAAAACCTAAGAGGTGAGATTGTTCAAACCATAGCAATGCTGTACCGGCTAGTAGTTGAAGGAGATCAAACAATAGGGTTAGCACCTCTTGTTAATGATTACCAGCCACCAAAAACTAAAGATTTGAAGGCCGAAAACGAAGCTCTTAAAGAGCGTGTTAAAGAGTTGGAGAAGGATATTAAAAACAAAGAGCTTATTCATGTTGGTTTCACTAACGGAGACCAAGTTAAATACGCGAAAGCGGAAGAAGGCGCTTTTTATCCTGACACAAGTGGGAATTGTTACATACCGCTGTACATGCTTAAGAGTCACGAACACAGAATCGAAACAACAAGCATTGAACAACTACGCAAAGGGGGTGAGTGAGGGCCTACGCCCTCAAACTTACCACCTTTCCTTCTCCGTACTGTATCCGCTCTATTTCCGTCCACCAATGCTTGTACACCGGTATCATTTTGTCTATGTAGTCGTGGGTATCGTATACATCGGCTTCACCTGGTAGTTTGTGACCTAGCATTTTCTCGCACACTGACCATTCCCCAAAGCGTGACCAGAATGTGCGCGCCGTTCTTCTTAGGTCATGGTTTGCAAAAGCTTCAATCAATGGCCACCGTTCTTTGTCTTCCTGCTGGTTTATCCAGCGTATTAACGTGACGCTTATATGCAGTAGCCCGTTCCTTTTAATTGGCTGGTCGGTGAGTGTGTTTCGGGCTGTCATGTGGTTGAAAACATACTCACTACTGCTGTACTCGAGTGCTTGCTCCCACAATGGTTTTACTTCGTCAATGATCGGCCTTATTAGGTCCTTGCCGGTCTTTATACCAGTTTTGTGGTTTACTGCTGGCACGGTCCATAAACCGTTTTCAAAGTCTAGCCAGCCTCTTTGCGTTTGCATTAGCTCTGCTCCCCTGCAGCCGTAAAACAACATCAATTTAAACATTATCTTATTGCGTTCGTGCCATTGGCATTTCTCAGCAGCTTGAAGTACTTCTCTTACCTCTACTTCTGACAGCGCTCGGGTCCTGACTTTTTTTCTAATGCCTAGGTGCGTAAAGCTTAATGTGTCTAATATATGAGGGTGCTGCAGGTAGTCGTGATCTATCGCGTATTGAATAGACTGCTTTGTATATCCAAGTACGGTACCTATCATGCTCGGCGTATTTTTTGCGCGCTTCATTAGGTGCTTTACTATTTGGTGCCGTGAAAGATCCTTATAGTAAAGATTCCCGAACTCGTCACCCATGTGCGTTTTGAATCGCTGCTTCATGTACTGGGTGTTTTTAATATTCGCTTGTGCGTAATTATCAAACCAATATGTAAATACGTCGTTTAATGTTGGTTCAGTGATCGCCTGGTTTATCTCGGCTACTTTTGTTCGCCTCGGGTCGCCTCCTTTCGCTACGACGGTCCTGTATTTAATCACTTCTTCTCTGGCTGTAGACAGGCTCATTTCTGGGTACCTACCTATCGTCATCTTAATGCGACTACCGTCCTTTAGTTGTGGACGGTATATAAAGCTAATCACACCATTCCTTAGTCGTGCCTCAAGTCCTCCCCAATCAGATTTCGTTTTCTCTTTATCGAATATTTTGCCTTTATTCGCTCGTAGCCATGTGTCGGTTAAGTTTACCCGCTTCATATTGCGCCCTGGGTTGGGTTCGGTTTTACGTACTGTGATTTTGCACGTTTATGGCCCCCGACGCAATGGGGTACCACTCGGGGTGCCATAAATGAATTACAGGCTTTGTCTTAGGGTTGCTGGGGATTTCTTACCTATTTAGGGTAATTTCGTTATTTTTTAAGAGGTAGCGAGATATTTAGAAAGGAAATGAACGGAAACTATAAGCAATAAAAACGCTTACTATTATCTGGGTGCGAGATGATAGCAAAGGTCCTTCGCTTATTGATTTCATTAAGAAAATCTTGGTTTGCCATGTATAAATTCTTTTAGTTTGTACACGGATTTGTACACACTTTTGGAAGTACTCTCTTTTCAGTTCTTCGCTTGTCAAATCCGTCGTGTTAATCGTAATTGGCCGCTATTTTCGCTGATCTTGACTTTATAAACAATCAATGGTTATCTAATCGGTTACCATTTACTCTCAGCGTGCGCCAATGCTCAGTTGTAGCTGTTTGCAATCGTTGCTTCTTCAGCTCATGAACAACTGTGGCTAAACCACAAATTCCTTCGCTACCAAAAATCGATGATAGCTTGTTTAACAACGCCTATAATTGAGCAGTTGCCGTTGATCGGTATTGCTGGATACTGTGGATTAAGAGGCTTCAAATATTTTTGCTCACCATCCAAGACTAATTGTTTAAAGGTTGCTTCTCTTGAATCGTCAAGCCGCGCTACAACCAATGAACCAGATGAGTAAGGAGCATCAGGATCTACAACTATAACAGCACCTTCTGGTATTGATTTTTTGCCGCTTGGATTTTCCATACTGTCGCCTTTCACGCGCAGTGCGAAACAACCTTCATGTGCTTTCCCAGTGACTTCACGCCACTCCTCTGCATCTTCAAAGGCAAATCCCTCCGCTATTTCAGTCCAATCCCCAGCCTGAACCCAATTAATAAGAGGAATACTCCCTTTAATGTCAGGCCCTACTTCTACATTACCGACCCCCAAGCCAATCTCGCCATCACCTGTGGCGAGCCAATGAGCATTCACGCGAAGCGCCTC